GCAGGTATTCGAGTATGCAGGTAAAGGATGGCTGGGAGATGTTTTTCAGCTTGGATCAGCAGGATTATCCGGATATTGCGTAAAAATGAAACCGGAAAACATAAACGAACTGTCTGCATGTGTGGCTCTCTACAGACCTGGACCTATGGAAAACAATTTCCACAACGAATATATTTTGCGGAAGAACGGGGAAAAGGACTGGACAGAAGAAATGCCTATAGGCGGTGAAGAAGTGGTGAAGAAAGATTTTGGACTACTTGTCTATCAAGAAAGTATAATGTTATTAGCCCAAAAACTTGCCGGATTTGATTCTGAAACAACAGACCTTTTGCGTAAATGTTTGGGGAAGAAGGATTTAAAGAAGATAAAACTTTATAAAGACAAGTTTATTACTAATTATGCAAAAAATTTTGCTTCTAAGGGTGTCACAAAGGAATACGCGGAAAATCTTTGGAACCAAATGGAAGAGTTTGCAAAATATTCGTTCAACAAATCTCATTCCGTATGCTATGGTATGACCGCTTATATATGCCTATGGCTTAAGGTACATTATCCTATTGAGTATTGGAGTGCTACATTTTCATTCGCGAAAGATGAAAAGATACCCTATTATGTAAACGAAATACAGCAGTCCGGTGAGATAAAGATACATCCAGTAGATATCAACAAGTCAGATATAAATATCGTGTCCGATTACCGGACAAGCAGCATGTACTGGGCATTCAATGCAGTAAAGCAATGCGGAGAAAGGGCGCAGGAATATATATCGGAAGAGAAAAAGAAGAATGGTCCGTTTTTCTCCTTGGAGGAATTTATAGACCGATGTGTGATTAAAGGCAGTCCGGTAAATAAATCTGTCATTGAGAACTTGATATTTGCAGGCGCATTTGACGAATTAGAGAATATCCAGGAACCGAAAGACCGTTTGGCGCTTATTGAGATGTATCGTGAGAATAAACGGGTCAAAGTATTGGAGGATAAGGATTTACTTACCAATATTATGAAAGTTCGCAAAGAACGTAATAATTGGTGGTGGCTGTTGCAGCAAAAAAGAACGTCCGGTTTTGCATTTTTTGATTATTATGATTTGGTGAATGAATATCATATGCCTAAATTAGACGACGAAACGGAGTTCCAGGACGTGTCTCAGATAAAATTTTGGGACACAAATTCCAAGAAAACCCGTCGTGCCGTGATAGGCGGTTATGTAATTGAGATAATAGAGAGAAAAAGCAAGAAGGGTATATTTGCCACTATAGTATTGGAAAGTAATTATGAGTTTATAAATGTAACTATTTTTCCAGAGTTGTTTGAAGAATACGGAGAGTTTTTAAGGGGTAGTAAAAAGAACATTTTGTTGGTTAATGGCGTGATTGTGTGGGATAAGTTCAGAGGAGAATATATTTTGCAGGCGAATGTTAATTCATTGTTTACAGTATTGACGTAAAATATTTTTGATATGAAAATTATGGTAGAAATCGGTACCAAGACCGTTGTTTTGGTATCACCGGACAAGGACGAGGAGATAGAACTCGATGATGTTACGACAATCAATTACTCGAATCTTTATGGAGAGGCGGTAACGGTATCTGGATTGCTTAACAAGGTCGGTCTAATGAAAGTTGAATACGAAAAGAAAGCGAAGGAAGAGAAACTGTTTTGTGATGTGTTTGCAGCTAATTTGAGGAAGAAATTAAGGAGGGAAGCGGCTACAAATGGAGGAAGAATAACGATTGACGGAGAATCATTTAAACTGACCGAAAAAGGGCTGGAGGATGCTATATTACTTAATGAGCAATATCAGAAAAATTTGATGAATCTTATTGAGATAGAATCGAAGCGAGACAAGTTAGACACCCTATTTTGGGCAGTACAAAGCAAGGACAAGAAACTTAACAATTTGTTGCCAAAGATTGTACCGCAAGACTTTGAAAAAGAGCTTATTGAAGGAAAGATAAATACTTTTAAGATAGTAAAAACTGATTATTAATTTTTAAAAATTTTGTATTATGGTATTTGACAGAAGTAAGTACAAGAAAGCGAGTGTTGAATCAATTGACGAAACAGTAGGGAAAGCAGCCGCAACAATGGGCGGTGGTTTTGGACAGGGCGGCAGGGCCTCATTTTTTAATCTGAGCGAAGACGGAAGATATGTATTGCGCGTATTGCCGTCGTTGACAGGAAAACCCTATATGCCGAGAAAGACGGTTAAACTTCCTATCGAATGTGCGGTATATGACAAGGACGGGAAAGACACCGGAAAGAAGGAAATTAGACAAAGAGACGTCTTTACTTCTGATATCCACAGCAACCGCATGAACGGTGAGGATGCAGTATTAACCTATATCAGTCATGTGTATAACCTGGCAAATGATATCCAGGACAAGGACGAGCGTGCAAAATTCCTTTATCCCATCAGCGGTTACCGCAACAAGCAGAAACAGTGGGTATGGGGCATGAAGGCCATGCTTAACTATGTGGCTTATGTATGGGCAGAAAATGACGTGTATCGCCTTGATTTGCGCCCGGATTGGTGGAAGAAAATGAAGAACATTTCTATGGAGCGCGCAGGCGGTTCTGACGATGGTATTATTAATCTTGACATCTTTTCTGACCCGGACGAAGGTTATCCGTTGATTGTCAATGTCACCACGGACGAAAACAAAAAGAAAAATTTTGACATTACTTGTGGTATGCCGGATGCTAATAAGCGTCAGACTTGGGACGATTTCTTTGCTAAAAACCGTGTATCAGACGAAGTGTTCGGTATCATGGAGGAATTGCCTACCCTGGATGATATGTATGTGGACGTATTTTCACGTAAAGACTGGGATATGCAGTTGGAAGGATTGGAAAGAATCGACGAGGAACAATCATACGGTATTTTCCAGGACGACGTATTCTTGAACAAACTCGAAGAACTTGACAAATTGGTTCCGGAAGAGGACGAAATCAAGGAAAAGAAAGCTCCTAAAAAAGCCCCCGAAACAAAGAAGGTGAAAACGGAGGAACCGAAAGAAGAGCCAACAAAGACGGAAAAGAAAGCAGGCGGTTATCCTACATTGACGAACCTCAAAAAAGAACTCCGTGCCTACATTGCCGATAACTACGAAGACAAGGAATTACCGGAAGAGTTGACCGTAGCCGAACTCCGTAAATGGTACGACATTGCACAGGAAGGTGGCGAACTGCCTTTTGAGGATTACGAAGAGCCGGAAGACGAAGAAAAAGGAACAGAAGAGACGAAACCGGAAGATACGGCAGTTGAAGAAAGGGAAGCATCAGCAAGCGTTCCTAACTCTATTGCATCACGGTTGAGAAACTTGAAAGCAAGAACTTCAAAATAAATCATACAAGGAAGGGTAATTTCTACCCTTCCATTATTCCTATTATTATGAAAAATCTTTACAGAATAATTCTCATTTCGGGAATGATAATATTACTCGTATTGTTATTTCTATCTATCAAGAAGGCAAGGGAAAACGAAAGGTTGATATATGAAGTAGAATTCTATACTGATTCTTTGAACCGATACACAAAAATTTATAATTCTGAAAGCTTTTCTAAACTGAAGAAAGAAAACAAAGAATTGTACAATCAATTGAAGGAAAAGGAAGCACTTGTAGAGGCAGTGGAATTTGAATGGAAATACAAGTATGAAGGACTGGAAAGAGAGGTTTCCGAATTGAGGAAAACGGACAGCCTCTATACATTCAAGGAAGAAACCGATACGGTGGGATATGACTTGCAGGTATGGGCTACACACCTGGCAAAGTATAAGATTAACTTTAATATAACCAACAAGTTTTTATTGACAAACCAGCGTATAGGAGACAATAACCGTATGGAGATAACGTCTCAGTTGCCCGGAAAGATAGGCGATGTCACAATGTGGACGAAACCGGAGAAAAAGAAAAGATTCGGTTTAGGGTTGTCCGTAGGTGCCGGATATGGAGTATTCAATAAAGATTTTGATGTGTTTGTAGGATTGAGTGGAACGTATTTAATTTGGTAAGATTATGTTTGTACAGATAAACAATAAGAGGATAAAGATTACCTCTATCAGCAGATACAATGACGAGGGATATTCACAGTCAACTCAGAAGTTCAGAATCGCTTTGAAAATATCCAATGTCTGGGAAAGCTTCTATTTTGACAAGGAAGTAGAGAAAGATAATGTTTTGAAAAATCTTGACAATACATTAAAGGTAACTGCATTATGACCGGGAAAATGATAATAAGTACAGACTGGCATTTGAAGCCGTCCAATATCGAAGAAATAACGGAATTGCAAAGGCAGGAATTGAACGTAGCGGAAGACAACGGTATAACCAATCATGTGTGGCTTGGCGATATATTCGATTCCCGTATATCACAGAGACAGGACGTTTTAAATGCTTTCTCCTCTATCCTTGATATGTATGCGAGGATGGAACACACAGTATATTGTATTCCTGGAAACCACGATAAGAGTGACTATAGTTCGGACAGGTCGTTTCTGGATGCGTTCAAGTATCATAAAGGGTTCAGATTGATAACTGATTTGGACGCTTTCGAGATAGGTGGTGTAATATGCTATTTTATGCCGTTTTTCGACAATGCGATATGGTTAAAAGGGATGGGCGATGTGTTGAAGGAAAAGAATCATAAAACGCATATACTGTTTACTCATATCGCTTTCCAGGGAAGCAGGAATAATGACGGTAGCGAGGTAGAAAGTGATATAAAACCTTCTTTGTTTAAAAATTTCGGCATGGTCTTTTCTGGACATTATCACGATTTCCAGGAAATAGGTAAAAATATTGTACACCTTGGAAGCATCACACAGAACAATTTCGGAGAAGACGATAAAAAGGGGTTTTGGTTATTGGATGATGATTTTACATACGCGTTTATTCCGTCAACAGGGAAGCGATACAGAAAGGTTACTGTGAACCTGGAAAACACGACTTTCAAGCAAGCGGATAAGATTGTAAAAGATTTTCAGAAGAAAAACAAGGAAGATTTTGTGCGCGTGGAATTCGTAGGTACGAAAGATGCAATTTCCTCCATTGACAAGGAAGAGTATAGAAAGCTTGGTGTGGATGTCAAAGTTAAGTCCGTAGAACTGGAAACGGAAGAGGTGGAGACAGCAGAAGAAATCAAAGCTTTGTCCGGTTCCGATATTGCAGAAAAATTCAAGGGATTTTGCGAACAGAACGATTACTCCTATAATGAAGGAATGGAAATTTTAAAGGAGGTGTTATAATGGGATTGGAAGAATTATTTGGAAGAATAGAGAAACGTTTCGGAAAGGAAGCGGTAGTAGGCAACGATATAAAGGTAGACACTGTGTCTTCCGGCAGCATGGCATTAGATGAAATATTGGGAGGCGGTTTTGCGCTTGGAAGAATACACGAAATATACGGAGGATTTTCGAGCGGCAAAAGCTCTGCGGCATTGCATCTAAGTGCATCCGTACAGAAAACGCTTGGGAAAGCGGTGGGGTATGTAGATACAGAACAAGCACTTGACCTGGAATATGCAAAAGCACTTGGAGTTGATTTAAGCCGCGACAAGTGGATAATGTCGCAGCCGGATAGTGCGGAACAGGCGCTTGAAATCGTGCGTGAGATGCTGGAGGTGCCGGAAATCGGATTGGTAGTGCTTGATTCGGTTGCCGGATTGGTGCCGGAAGCTGTTTTGCAGGGTGAGGCAGGAGATGCAAAGATAGCGCTTGTGGCGCGCCTTATGTCACAGCAGTTAAGTATCTTAAAAAACGTATGTAAGAAAAACGGAAACATCCTCCTATGTATCAATCAGACGAGGCAGAAAATCGGGGGTATGGGATTCGGTCCTACAACAACCACACCAGGAGGCGAAGCACTTAAATTCTACGCTACTCAAAGAGCGGAATTTGCCCGTATAGGCACGGAAAAGACCGATGGAGTGGCAACGGCCAATAAGACACAAATAAAGGTTGTAAAGAATAAGATTGCACCCCCTTTCCGTGTATGCCAGGTAATGTTGGAATACGGTGTAGGATTTGATACGGTACAGGAGCTTATAGATATGTCTATAAGAGAGGGAATTTGCTCTAAAAAGGGTGCCTGGTTTTACTATGGCGAGACACGTTTAGGACAGGGAATGGATAACGCTAAAAAAGCGTTATCGGATAAGGATTTGTTTAATGAAATTAAAAATAAGTTGATAGAGACGTTATGTATCCCGAAAGATTGATATTAAGAAATTTTTTGTCATTTGAAGAACTTGATTACACCTTTACAAAGCAGACTTTAGGAGTGACTGGAGAGAACCGAACCGAGGAAGACCAGCTTTCCAATGGTAGCGGAAAATCAAGTTTGTCACAAGGCTTGTTCTACGCGATATATGGTGTTAATCTAAGAGGAAAGGAAGACAAGAAACTGATACGTAAAGGAACGAAAGAAGCTTATACCAAAGTTGAAATATTTTGTCAAAAACGTAAAGAAACGCTGATAATTGAGCGTACAATTCCGTTGAAAAGTTCTTCCAAAGTATCATTAACCCTAAAGAAAGATGATGTAGAGACGCCCGTAACGGTAGTTACTGTGTTGGACGCGAACAAATATGTGATTAACTGGATTGAGATTACACCGGAAGACGCCAAGTCCTATTATATCGTAACCAAGGGTAATTATTCGTCTTTCTTCCGTTCGTCCAATACGGAGAAACTTGCCTTGATAAGTCGCTTTGTCAATTTCTCCAATATTGACAAGACAAAAGGCGTGATTTCCGAAAAAGTCGGAATATTGGAACAAGAATTGCACAAAGAAGAATGCTTGAAAAATGTTGCGGAAGGCAAGAAACAAGCCTATGAGGAACAGATACAGCAAGTGTTAAGCGAAGACCCGGAAGAAAAGAAAAAGGGTATTATAGGTGAGATTCGGTCAGAAATATATTCTTTACAAATTATTATTGAAGACCTTGTAAGGATGCGTATTCCCAAAGCGGAAAAGGATATCGAAGGCGTAGACAAGGATATCGAAGGGCTTATAAAGCTGAAAGAAGAAGTAAGTAAAGAACTTGAAAGCTTTGATATGGATGCTTACAAGGACACCTATAAAGAGATAGACACGGAAATAGCCGGACTAAAGAAAGACAAGTCAAACAAGGAAGAAAGGCGCAAGGATTATGCGCTGAAATTAGCTGATTATGAGAAGAAATTACAGAAGGTCGAAGTATTGCTTTCTGGTGTCATTGTGTGCCCTAATTGCAATCATAAGTTTTTTATGGATGCTGACAAGGATTTTGAGGAACTGGAGGCTGACAAAGAGGCTTATAAAACAGCCATTGATAAGAATACAGTAAAGAAAAACGAATATGAGACCTCTATAAACGAACTGGAAGACCTTATCTCCCAATACCAGGATGTAAGGAAAGAAACGGAAGAGGAAGAACGTAAACTGCGTGTCCGTCGTGGAAAAGTGGTTGACAAGATGATGGAGGTTGAAGACCGGATAAGGGAATTTGAACGTGAAAAGAAGGGGTATGAAAATTCCATTGTAAAGATGCGTTCAGAGGTTGAAACAAACCGTTCCCTTATTGAATCAAAGACCGGGTATATAGAGGAGCTGAAAAAGCAGAAAGCGGAAAGACCCTCTATCAAAGACCAGGAAAAGGCGGTAGAAAAACTTTCCAAGGACATAGAGGAAGGTAACAAAAAAATTCTTGACATAAAGAACGGTATTTTTAAGGTACAGCAATGGGATAGCCGATTCAAGGACTTTAAGATGTATTTGGCAATGGAGCAGATAAAGAATATCCAAAGCGCGGCCAATGATGTACTAAAGAAAATGAAAAGCGATTTGCGTCTGATGATTGAAGGTTTCAAACGGAACGCGAACGGAACATTGAAAGAGGAGATAACGCCCTATGTTTTCCGTGACGAAATGGAAAGCTTTTTCTTCTATTCGGGCGGTGAACAGGCACGTGTGGAAGTGGCTCTTATCATTGCAATACAAAGCATGATTAATGCCACAAAACAATATGGAGGCATGGATTTTTTATTGCTGGATGAAGTGTTGGAAAGCAGCGATTCTTTGGGTATAGAAAATATAATAGCTTCTACGGAGTTTTTGAAACAATCAATATTGATTGTTACGCATGTACCAAAGCTTAATGACGAGATAAAGCAACTTAAAGTAATAAAAGAAAACGGAATATCAAGACTGGAGGTGTAACATGAAAGTATTTATGGGATTTGACCCCGGAACAAAGGGGTTTGTATCAATGATTGCGGAAGATGGAACCTTTGTCAAGGCTGAACCCATCTTTAAGGATATTAAGGTAGTGGATATGATAGAGACGGCAAATAGGATGCTTGCTTTTGTCGAAGGTTACGAGGTCCGGCATGTTGTGATAGAGGATGTGCATGCACTGTATGGTTCTTCGGCAAAAGGAACGTTTACGTTCGGTTATAATTCGTGCGTACCGGAATTCTTTTGTGCAATTGCCGGATTACCCTATACAAAGATACCGCCTAAAAAATGGCAGTCGGACATGCACAAGGGTATAAAGATGGTAACAAAAAACGATGGTACCAAGACAGTAAAGGACGTAAAGAAAATGAGTATCGTGGCTGCACACCGTATTTTCCCGGATGTGAGTTTAAAACGGTCCAGCAGGAGCCTAAAGGACGATGATAACTTTGCCGATTCTTTATTGATGGCTGAATATGGACGTAGACATTTTAAATAATAATATTATGGAAGAATATATAAGAAAAAGTTTTGTGGTGCCTAACGCAGCAATAAAGGTTGCTTGTTTTAAGGCAGGAATGACGGAAGAAGATTATTATAATACATTGGGAGAATGCCGAATGTATGGTGATAATAAAGAGAATAACAAAGAATATCAAAGGGAATTGTGCCGGAAGATATTCAGACCGACACCGGAAGAAGAGGAAGAAGATATCAACAGGTGGAAAGAAGACGGTGCAAAAGTTATGAGCTTCGAGGATTGTGTAACCTTGGTATTGGAAGGATTGCCAATTAAAACAAAGAAAGATGATATATTGGAAATGTGAAAACAAGGAATGCACGGAGTTCGGGAAGGAAATTATAGAGACGCGCCCGATGTTTAAGTACACCGACAAAGGAACCGTGCCTATTAATGTGCCTTATTGTAAGGTATGCGGAAAACAGATGGGGTACCGCGAGGAATTGCCGGAAAGTGAAGGTGATATAAACGTGGCGTTCGCTTCTTTCGGTTCCCAGTCCAACGAAAATAAAGCCTCTATTCTCAAAGACAGATACAAGAAAGGTCTTGAAAAAGACGGTATTAGCGAGGTTATAAAGGCTAAAAGGGATAAAATGACTAAGGACTTTTTCGGTGGGTGATATGTTAATTATATGTTAAAATGACATAAGCAGTTGCGTATCTCATAACATAATCTTATCTTTGCAATGTGAGATTAAGAGATGATAAGTCAAACAAATAAAAAGATAAGATTATGAAATCACTTGAAGAACTTAAGAACAGTATTTACGAAAAGATAAACGAAATCAGAAATTTCGATACTGACGGCTCTAAAGTCTTTAATGAGGATGAGACATATAACTATGAGGAACTGGACGCTTATCTTGAAAGAAACAAGAAAAAGAACTATATGAAAGCCGCTTGCATGAGGATGATTAAAAATTATCTTGACAGAATGTATGACGGATGGAAGTTCTACGAGAAGGATTATCTTATTTATGTGAATGACTTTAAAAGATTTGGATAGTGAACGAATTAATAGAAAATATATGGACACTTGTAGCTCTCACGGGCTACAAGTTTATAACAGTGAATTTTTTAGGAACATACAAGGTGTTCCTGGTGGAAAATTTTGCCACAAAAACAAGGGATAATCCGTTTAACGAGGCGCGCGGAGCGGTGGATATAACGGAAGATGTTAAGCACCTTACTTTCCAATTGTCTGAATTGAACCCTATCGGAATAGACACCCGGTTACAGGGAAGACCGAGAAAGGATTTTAAGTTCGGAAGTGACGATTACATTTACTTTATTGCTAACAAGAAAAACGAATTTTGATATGGCAAGCGAAAGATTAACGATTAGTGAAAAAGATAGGATTGCAAAAAGTATAATCAAGCCTATTGTAGAACAATCAAGAAAAGAATTTGAAGATTTTGGAAGATTTGCCGACGAATTTTTCAAGAAAAATTTACCAAAAGATGTTATTGAATTTATGGATAAATACCCTAATGTAGTAAAAACCAAAGAATGTATTTATCTGGTAAGTTTTACACGCGAACGAATATACAATATAGTAAGTTATATTGAAGTAAATTATTTTGTATATTCGTTTATAACTGATGCAAAATTTGAAGAATTGAAAAATTCGACGGAAGCAAAACTTTTTGTCAATAGAATGATTGAGTTAGATAGGAAAGCATCTAATATCAAAAACCGGACAAAATGCGCACTTGAAAATATCAATACAACAAAAAAATTGAAAGATAATTTCCCAGAAGCGTATGTTATTCTCACGGAAACTTCTAAAGAAGATGTTAAGAGGAATGAATGTGACAATATAGAAAAATTACGTGCAGAACTTTCAAAATTATAATAATATGGTTAAATCGAATTTAGACCCTAAAGTATTGGAGGGTAAAATAAAAGAATATAACAACGCCTATCGTAGAGGCGAACCGGAAATAACGGATGCGGAATTTGACGCGCTTGTAGAACAATTGCATGAGGTCAACCCAGATGCGGATTGGTTCAAGAAAGGGGTTAATGACGAGGTTTCGGGAAGAAAAGAAACCCTTCCTATCCCCATGTACAGCCTGGAAAAGGTAAAAACTTATGACGAGATTGTAAGGTGGGTAAAGTCATGTGGACTGAAAAATGAAGACCGACTGATTATCACTCCTAAATTTGATGGAATTTCCTTATGCGTGGACGAATATAACAAGAAGGCGTGGACGCGCGGAAATGGCGAGGTAGGACAGAATTGTACTTCTCATTTTGAACAGATGATTAACCACGGATTTAAGGACGTGAAAAGGACAGAAGGATATTATACTTTCGGAGAAGCCATTTTCCGTAATTCCACTTTCTTGACATTAAAGAAGCGGACAAATTACAAGTCAGCGAGAAATGCGGTAGCAGGTCTTGTCAATTCTCCTACTGTATCTCCGAATATGAGGGATGTGCAGTATGTAAGGTATGGATATTCTAACGAGGACTGGGACAAGGTAAGCATGATTGCCTTTATGAATGACAATTCATCTGTAAAAGTTCGTTATGTAGAAACATTCGTAGAAACAATCATTCATAGCGAAAAGATGTTTAATGAATATATGGACAATATTTTCAAGGGCATAACAAATGATTACAAATGCGATGGTCTTGTTATAGACGTGGATAGCGCAAAAATAAGAAAAGAGCTTGGAAGATTGCCGAACGGCAACCCACGTTATGCAATTGCCTACAAGAACCCGGATTGGTCGGAAAGAGAGGAAACAGAGGTAGAAAATGTAAGATGGCAGATTTCAAAGGACGGCAGATTATCCCCGGTAATCGACATTACACCCGTTGAATTGTGCGGAGCTACGGTTTCCAAATGTACAGCATATAATGCCCGTTATGTAAAGGATAATTTTATTATGCCAGGTTCACGTGTCATTATTTGCCGTTCTGGTGATGTGATACCGAAACATATATTTACCGTGTCTTGGCCTACTTTAAAAAGTTGTTTGCCCGACAAGTGTCCCGTTTGTGGGAAACCTTTGGAGATGGACAGAAACAATGTGGACTTGATTTGTTTCAACAAAAATTGTGACGGTGTAATGCTTGCCAAATGTGTATATTTTTTCAACACTTTAGATTTTGAAGAGTTCGGAGAACCGACAATAAAGAAACTGTTTAACGCTGGCTACAAGACACCGGATAGCATTCTTCTATTATCAGAGGAAGACCTTAAGAAGATTGAAGGCATAGGAAATGTAGGTGCAAAGGTACTGTCAAGACAGTTTGAAAACTTAAAAAAGAAAGGTACGAACTTTGCAAAATTATTGACAGCCTATAATAAATTTGGGGGTGTAATAGCCGAAAAGACATGCCAAAAAATTCTTGACGGATTAAAGTTATATACTTGTAAAGATGTAGCTGATTTTGCAAAAGAATGTGATGAAAGTTGGGCGGCTGACATTGAAGACAAAGTTGAAGGTGTCGGATTTAATACAGCTTTAGCATTTGTTTTAGGTATTGAAGATTGGTGGGTGAACGATGATGATTCCGCACATATCCCTATAACTTATTACGGATTGGAAGAAAAGACCTTTGAAGGACAAATGACGGTTGTATTTACCGGATTTCGTTCGCCCGATACGGAAAAGAAATTAACGGACATGGGGCATAAGATAGGTTCTTCTGTAAGCAAGAAAACAACATGCCTGGTGGTGAAGGAAAAAGGATTGGGAACCATCAAGGAAAAGAAAGCGGAACAATACGGAATACCCGTTTTCACGTTTGAGGAATTTAAGGAAAAATTCAATGTTTGATTGAGTTTCTTTTGTTTGTTTGACATAGTGGGAGAGGCTGGTTTGAGAAAATAAGCCTCTTATTTTTGTAAATCTTTTGGTAATGAGATATTGGTATAGAGATAAGGACTACGTTTATATTGGCTTTAATTATAACGCCAATTTTGTAAATAAAATGAAACGTGATTTCGGAGCCAAATATAACCCGGCTTTGAAAGAGTGGTATTTTGAACCTTCTTTAGAAAAATCTCAAATGTTAAAATATTTCTTGGAGGGTAACGGATTCAAGAACGAAAAACCGGAAAGACAGATAGAAATACCCCTAAAGGAAATCAAGCCCCTTGTAAATGAAAAGGAGTTGAAAGAAATGTTCGATTACCTGGGATTGCCGCTACATCTAAGGGATTATCAGATAGAGGGCGTGTCCTATATGGTTAATCATGGCAATTGCCTTAACGGTTGCGGTCCGGGCGTAGGGAAAACAAGACAGTCCATAGCACTGGCAGAATTGCTTAACCTATTCCCCTGCATTGTGGTTTGTCCGGCAACGGTAAAACAAAGCTGGGTCAACGAATGGAAGTTGTGTAACCCTAACAGAACGGTACATGTGATTGATTCAAAGGACGAGACCAACACGGACTGGAAAGCGGATGTTACGGTAATAAATTATGACTATCTTTTCAAACGCAGCGCAAAGGAGGAAGGTAAGAAAGAAGTAAAACTTCGTTACAGCCGTTCCCTTACCAAGAAATGGGGATTAGCGGTAATCGATGAAATACACCTATGTAAGAACCCGAAATCTATACGCTCTAAATGCGTGCAAAAAATCGTGGAGAATGCAGAAAAAACCATAGGATTAAGTGGTACGGCAATTATGAACAGACCCCAGGAGCTTATCAATATATTACGAATTCTTGGAAGATTTAAAGAGATATTCCCGGATTCGTTATATTATCTCTACAGATATTGCGCTGCAAAGAAAACGCGGTTTGGACTTGTATGTACCGGGGCTTCGTGTACGATGGAACTGAACAAGGTAATAAAGCATTACTGTTATTTCCGGAAAGAATTGCGCGACGTGGTGAACGAATTGCCGCCTATAATCAAACAGACGGTGAATGTGCCGATAACCAATAAAAAGGAGTATCGGAAGGCAGAAAAGGATTTTATCGAATGGCTGGCTAATATTGACATAGAGGCGGCAGAACGTGCCATACGTGCGGAGCAGCTTGTAAGGTTGTCTGGATTGAAAAAGCTGTCTATAAACGGAAAGATAAAGTTTATTATCCAGTTTTTGAAGGAGTGGAGCGAGGCGAACGAGGACGAGAAAATGATAGTGTTCGGTATCACGACCGACATACTGGAAAGGCTTGGAAAGGAGTTCAAGAACAGTGAGGTTGTGACCGGGAAATACGGTACGGAAGAGAAGATGCGGAAGGTTGAGACATGGAAGAAAGAAAAGACTTTCCTTTTTGCCAACATTGCATCATTATCCACGGGTATAGACGGATTACAGAAATATTGTTACAATATGGCGTTTATCGAATTGCCGCAACGCCCGGCAGAACTGGAGCAGGCAACCGGGCGTATAGACCGCATGGGGCAGACGCAGACAATGAACGTCTATTTTTTGTTGTCCAGTGACACAATAGATATGCAGATACGCGAATTGCTGGACGGAAAGATAAAGGTAACGGATGCGGTCAACAAGGGCATTGACGTACAGGTAAGCCGTGACGATTCAATGGATATTGCACTGATAAAGAAGTTGAAAGAATGGAAAGAAAAGAAATAACAATATTTACCGACGGCAGTTGTGAATGGAAGTCACGTCTTGGCGGTTGCGGTGTGTATATCCAGGAAGAAGGAAAGGAATACTTTATTTCCAAGGGCTACAGCGACACCACCATAAGCAGATGTGAATTAAGGGCGATATTGCATGCCGTGCAGAGTATGAAAAAGGATGTACCTCTAAAGGTTACGATATGGAGCGATAGCCAGTATGCGGTTAGCTGTATGACAGACCCGGAATTAAGACCGACGGTAAACAAGGATATTATAGAAAAAATAAAACAAGAACTATGCGAGCGTAGACGGATGGTCGTACGGTTTATGAAAGTCCGAGGGCATGAAAAGGATGTAAACAACCCTATAATATACGGAAATCATGTGGCCGACATGCTGGCAGATTACAAGAATTTTGATAATTACGAACTTGATAAAATGATAGAATTATGAATGAAGATTTTGTTTGGACTAAAGAAGAGAAAGTTAACAAATTGTTTAAAGTTTTGAACGTATTAAAGAACAATTTGCAGTGTAAACGCATGGTTGTGGGTGGAAGTATGGCTATGTATATACATGGTTTCAATGTGGAACCACACGACCTTGATATAGAGATGGAAGGGATAAGCGACGATTCATTACGCGTTTTAAAGACAATGGCAGGGATAAACAAGGACATGAAAAGCGACATCCTTTCCGAATATCCGGAAACAAGTCCTCTATATCGTATAAAGATAGAGGATGTGGACGTAGACATATGGGTAATGAATAAGATAGACTACAACAGGACCGTTTTCTACAATAATATAGAATTCGGTGATGTTCTAAGCGTAGTTAAAAAGAAAATGGACATGAAGCGCGAAAAAGACTATAAATCATTGGTAGATTATATCAATCAGTTAACCTATTTTACAAGATGAAATGGAGTGACAGACAATTAGCCATTTTCGACGCATACGAAAATACACGGAAAAACATTGCCATAGAAGCAACAGCAGGCAGCAGCAAGACAACTTGCATAGTGGAGTGTTGCAGAAGGACACCACCTAATAAAAAGGTTCTGTTTATGGCATTCAACAAAAGCATTGCGGAAGAATTGAGGGAACGTTTACCGTCCCATATAGACGTCAACACCTTTCACTCTAAAGGTTTGCGCGTGCTGCTTTCCAATTTCCGTATAAAACCGAAAATCAACGAGAATAAATGCTTTGTTATCGGGAAGAAAATTCTGGACACAAAGGATATGGACGTGAAGCAGCAGATTCGATACCTATTCGAGATTCAAATAATATGGAACTACATAAGGGTCAACCTTATTACGGATTACGAGAAGGAAATACCGGGTATCTGTATTGAAAAGAATATCGAATTCCAGGAACGTATGGTAGGGGACATGGAACAAATTAGAAATGCCTGGCACAAGGAAATGAAGAAGATAAATTCAGTAAAAGAAATTAACATTGATTTTACTGATATGCTTTATTTCCCTTACCAACTACTTGATAGTGAGGATTTCCCTAAATATGATATTGTTACCTTGGACGAACAACAAGATGCGAATACCTTACAAAAAGAGCTTGCTTTACGCTATATAAAGAAAAGCGGTCGATTTGTAGTTGTTGGTGATTCCAGGCAATGTATATACGGTTTCCAGGGGAGTTCTTTAGAGGTTTTCAAGTCCTTGCAATCTTATCCCAACACCATAGTATTACCGTTGGATATTACATACAGATGCGGCAAGAACATAGTCGAAGAAGCTCGAAAAGTTTTTAACAACGGGATTGTTGCTGCACCTAATGCGATAGACGGTATTGTAAGAAAAGGAGAGTTTGACGAAGCGGAAAACGGGGATTTTATTCTATGCCGGAACAACCTACCTTTGGCAACTGTCTTTCTCTATTTGTTAGAAATGGGAAAGAAAGCGACAATAAAAGGCAAGGATTACGGTGATGCACTTGTGGCGTTGGTGGATAAGATAAAACATATTGAAGACCTGGATACGATGTGCGAGAAGAAAATTTCGGAACTCAAAGAACGGGGTTTTACTGATATCCAGGCAAAAAATAACCCTTCCTATGTAACCCTTCTTGAAAAGTGTACTATATTGAAAATGCTTTACAAGAACTGGGGAGATATGAAGAAGTTGGAAGACAATATAAAGGAGATATATAAGGACGATACGGAAGGTATCGTATTATCCACTATCCACAAGTCTAAAGGACTGGAGGCAGACCGTGTTTTCTTGCTGAACAGGAGTTTGATTCCCAGCAAGTATGCGAATACGGAAGAAGCATTATATAATGAAAAATGTTTATTGTTTGTGGCTATAACCAGAGCAAGAAAGGAGCTTGTATATTGCAATGTTTGACGATGAACCAAAGAAAACCGTATATACGGAAATAGACCGCGAATTTAAGCGGATGAAACCAGGAACCGAATTTTGTCGGATTGAATTAATCACCAAGATAAAGGATTTCCACCCTGGTTCCGTTAGAAGTGGAATAGACCACTTCCTATTAAAGAAAATGAGTAAAGGAGAAGTAAAAAGAATTGACAAAGGTAAATATATGAAGTTATGAAAAAGCCGAAAATGTATATTCCCGTAATAGAACCGGGAAAGAGTGTATCACTTGTGTGTGCAAACAAAGTAACGGGATTGGAGGACCATTTGCCGACCCAGGAAATGCTGAATATCCACATGGAACAGCAGAAGATAATGATACAGAAGGATAAGGATTATAAGGTACATCCTTTATATCTTTTCGTGGAAAAAGAAGAATTCAATGATTTGATACGAAGGATAAGAGGGAAGAACAGAAACGCGGAAACGGCTTGTATTCCGCTTGTATGCCAATATCCGGCAGTCCCTATATGCGTGCTTTGTCTCAAACAGGAAGAGGAGGGGAAAGAATGATATTTGAATGTACGTTTACCTATATGGCACCGGACCCGAATTCGACAAACGGTAATTATAAAAAGTTTGTCGATGTCATAGCCGTACAAGCGGAAAATTACATGGACGCTGAAACAATGGCAACTGGGTACGGGATATTCAATATAGATGCGGACTTTGCCATATCTCCTATTAAAGAGGTGATTGTGGATTCGGTAAAACGTAATGAGGAACACGGGGGACGATGGTACAAGTGCACGGGCGTATATAGCGAGGCTACCATATCCGGAAAGATAAGGCAATATAAGATGGTTGTATTGCAACAGCATGAGGACTTCATTAAGTCCTCTACTAAAGCGTTGGAATACATGCAAGACCTTGTAGGCGAATGTAGGTTGATAAAGGTGGAGGAAACACCTATAATCGAATATGTGGAAAAGGATTGATATGTTAATTATATGTTAAAAGCACATAAGCACTTGCGTATCTCATAACATAATCTTATCTTTGCATTGTGAGATTAAGAGATGATAAGTCAAACAAATAAAAAGATAAGATTATGAACTCAGTATTTAAAGCCAAGAAACAAATGTTAGAAAACACTCTTTCAAAGGTTGCAAAAGTTAGTGTTGAAATAACTTTTGCCCGTGCTAACATGATAACGATATCTTGGGATGAAGAAAACAAAAGCGCGTTTGAAAGATTGCAGAACTACTTCAAAGGAAAACTTTTTGGCTACGAATACGACGAGGAATGCGATATGTCTGTTTGTTGTTTGAATTTCTAACAAGAAGGGCTTTTAAAAGCCCTTCACAATTGCAATACTATGATACGAATAACCAACCCCAAAGGAGAAACCCAGGTGCATACGGAAGAAAGTTATGAAAAGCTTTTGTGGCAGTTTGCAGAATCGAAGATGATGGATATGTGGTGCCGGAAACACCATCTTATCCCTATTTATACGCACCAGGAAGAAACTATACTCAACAAAATGGTAGTAGAGGCATTTTTGGAAGCGTTTAACTATAAAGTAGAAAAGAATTATGAAAACTAAGAAATTCGGAGTAGGCGACAAGGTAAAGATACTCCATTGTTCTGATATGATGCTAATCGGACAGATTACAGAAGTGGCAAGTATATGCGGAACGGAAAGTAACCGCTATTATCATTTGAAGATAGACGGTGAACAAAGGGCGTTCATTCCGCAAAATTTGGAATTGGTAGAAAAGTATAAGGAGGATAAAGAATGACCTATACGGAAGAAAGAACCTACTGGCTGGAATGTATGATAAAGGCTGCCAGATATGGGATGGAAGCGGAAGTAGCTGTTACAGCGCTTGAATACCTAAAGGAAGACCCGAAGCTAAGCATAAGCCAATGCCTGGAAATGGCGCTAAAAGATTGGGATATTTAAAACAATACGATTATGAAAGTAGAAGACATAGAAAGAATTTTCAAAGAGACAATAAGCAGACCGGAAAACTCTATTCATTTGCCGTTTGAAAAACATGCAAGAATAGGAAGAAGATATGACGGGGATTACATATATAGCAGCAAGCTTATATGTGAATACACACCGGAACAAGTATTGCAACAATTGCAGGAAATAGCGGATGAAAAGGAAGTGGATATAACGAACAGTGAAGTCCTTATAGAATGGGGAGTGAGATATGGAGGTTATGATGATGAAATTTTTGTAAAGATTATTCACCCCCTCTATTTCCCTAAAGAATATTACTATTTGAAGTGGGATTATACGTTGGGAGGGCATATAGCTATTCCCACAAAAGAAAGAGAGTTTGTTGCTAAAGCGATAGCATATATCGAAAATCATATCGGAAAAGAAATGGACGTTAAAGGGCGTATCTCTATGCTGGTAGGGTACAACAGAAAGACGGGAAATGCCATTGTTTCATATTTTAATGAAAATTGCGGATGGCATAGAATAGACAAGGGAGATGTGATTATAATTAATTCGCCTCTTAATCGTTCGTATCAATATGTAAGTATTGAAACATTAAAATATACTTTAAGTCCAACACGGTGTAAACTGAATGAAACAATAACAATAAACATTCAGTCGGAAGGAGAAGACGAAGAATACAAGGTAAAGACAAGTATTACCTATAGGGACAATGACAACAATAAAGAACGTGTCGTGTACGAAACGGAAAACACGGACGACAGCTTTATTCTGAATCATACACGAAGATACGAGAACAACGATTCATGCCCTTTATTGGACAGATTTATTTTTAGCGCATACCAGAGATATATAATACAAGGTATCGTAGAAAACAACGAAAAAGAATTGAAGAATGATACAGAAAATAATCGCTTACCTCTATCAAAAGAAGGTTACGAAGACTTATAACGACAATAACGACGGGTTTATATGCAATTTCGTCCTGGAATACAAGGACAAAAAAGATTTTGTGCATAAGATGGCATGCTATGCGGTCAATTTTGAACCCGTTGTTATCGGAAAGGAGAACCGCTATTTGGTCGAAGTGGATGTGCACGCAGTCCAGAATGTCAAGTACAACAATGACAGGGTATGGATGCCTCAATGCAAAGTTATGAAAATGGACTTGTTGTTACAGCCGTGGGAACTTACATTAGCAGAAAACGAAATAGAAATGTATTATGCAGAACAAAGAAAAATTTGCAGAACCGGATATGACAGTGAAACCGGAAGAAATGCTGTGGTTTGAATCAACAATCAGTGAAAATGTGGAACCAGAGTTTTCATTCGTTGAACAGGAAAAGGAAGAAGTTTTGGTTTCGTGTACATGGTATTAAATTAGTGAAATAACTATTGATTATCTCCCTATTAAAACTTACCTTTGTGGGTAAAACTTCTATATATGGCAAAAAAGATAGAATATACTAAAGAGGACATATTAAAGGATGCGCCCGATTTCGTGCTGATTGCTTCTCCCTACATGCAAGACAAGTATGTAGCTTATGAGATGGTAAGAAGGGAGCTTGACGAACACCCCGACCGTTTTATGCAGTACGAAGGAAACGAAGGGTACACCTACGTGATAGACCTTAAGCTCGTGAACATAAAGGGTATCATGGCGAAACGTGGAGCGTCCCAGGAAGCAATAAATGATGCTACAGAAATACGTACAAACGTGATGTTGCCCCTTCTTGCCAAATTCCACAGGGTAAAGAGTGAGTATTTCCATGCTTTCGACTTGCATAACGACAAAGCAAAGGCACTTGCCAAACTCACCCCTATGTTACTGGACTTGTTCGGCTCCATGCACAACCCCAAGGATATTATTAAAATTATCCGGAAAAAGGAAGGTTATTCGCTGGGAGAAGAAGATTTGGTAAAATTTTTCAACAATCACAAGTCACTCATAGAGGCAAGGCAAAGCAAGTACGTGATGCGTTCAGACCGCTATAAGGTGGCAACGGAAGCCGGAAGACTGGAAATCATAAATGACTGTATGACAGACTTACAGTTAAAATATGAAGAGTTCTGGAGCAAAGGAAACGTGGGAAGTGCACTCAATATCCTAAAGGAAATACGCGCCTTGTTGGAAGCCGCACGGAAGGAAGTAAAAGGTAATGAAATTAAACTTACAGTTGACGGAAAGATAGATATAAACGCGACACTGCATGGCGAGGAGAACATAAGCCGTGTAATGCGCGACATCCCCGTAAACAGTCTGATAGTGGGTATGGTAGCCGCAAAATCGGGAATAAGTCCCGAAATACTGATGCACCAGCTCTGCACCTCCTATTATAAGGACTTTAACGGCTTTGCAAGCAACCCGGTATTAGGGTCTGAAAAAGTCATGCTTCCTGGAGCATTGATAAAGTCCTATGACTGGAAAGAAATAGAAACGGAAAACAAGAAATTCGTGGAAGAAATGATACCCGAAGTGGTCGAGGCAGAGATAATCGAGGAACCGTCCAAATCAAAGACAAGAGAACGGCTTCTTAACCGCCTACGACAGATGAAAGGTGTTGAAATCGGAAAGAAATAATTACATTTTGTTTTGACTTTTAGTTAATTTATGATTTTCAAAATTCATGTGGTGTACGGTCTGCGATAGATAGTACACCTATTTAAACAATTAAAAATAAAGTAGTTATGGTAAAGATATATGTTGAAGAAGTTATAAAGTGCATGATGGAAAGACTTACAAAAGAATATGGTCTGACCGAACAACAAGCATTAAAAGAAATTGACATTTGTATGGAAAGACTGTACGTGAAATGGATGCAGAACGAACCGATACCGGAAGAATACAATGATTAATTAACCCTATAATAATAAATAGTATGATAGTAGCAATCGCAACAATGAGAATGGACGAGGACACAACGGTACAGGTACATGTGCCTATGGATATGGAAATAATGCAGGTTCCTCCTACAGACAAGGAAGTAGAGAAAATAAAATCAGTCCTGGAAGAGGAAACCGGGTATAAATTCGTATCTTTGGATTCGATAACATGGGATATGGACTACGAGATTTAAAATCAAACAAAAAACTTTATGTTCATTTTTTGAGTATTAGTAGTTAATATCTAATTGACAGCCAGCAGTTTGTGATAAATAGCTGGCTTTTATTATATCCTTTTATATGTTAATTATATGTTAAAAGCACATAAGCACTTGCTTATGTCTAAATAAGGTCTTATATTTGCGTTGTGATAAGAAACAAGATGTCAAACAAATAAAAACAAAAGATTATGGCAAGCCCCAAAGTAAAACTGGAAGGAAAGAAAATCGCAGAAAAGGTGATGGAGTTTATGGACGAATATTCATTTGACCCTATCTATAAGGAAATAAAAGAAAGTGAAGACTACCACGTATATATCAGAGAGATAATGCGCTGCATCTCTACAAGAAGAATAATAGACGATTTGGACGAACGCGGAGAACTCCATGAAGCATACAAGGAATATGTAGACATGAACGGAGTAACTCTCGTAAAGGACATAGCAAAGAGAATGACAAACAAGGAAAAGCTCGAACTCGTATCGGAACTTTTCAAGATACCCTATCTGGCAAGTCCGGAAGAATACGGGGAAGCGATAGCGAAGGCAGCAAGGGAACAATATTACAGATAATCAATAACCTCTAAAAATCAAAACAAAATGAAGACCTATACAGTATATTTCAGTGAACCCGTGACAATGAAGTACAAGGGTGACAGATTCAACAAGGAATTGAAAAAGTGGGAATACGATGTGGATTGCGAAAAGACAAGCCCAATGTTTACCTTCCATTCCCTGGCACCAGCAAAGAAGCTGATTAAAGAGAATATGGACAAGTACATAGATTCCGTCATAACGAAGACCTGGGCAAACGGTGACTGGGAGAACCTGGGTCCGATAAAGCTGTCCGGAAACAACAAGACTTTTGTTGCCAATACCCGTCAAAAGGTAGCAAATTATTAAGAGCACGGAAAGAAGGGGTGAAAATCAAAGTAACCCCTATCTTTTTGATTTCCAATACAGATATTTTACAAAACTTAAAAATAAAAAGATTATGGATAGAGAAGAATTCCAGAAAAAGTACGATAACAGTATTCTGGTGTGCTGTACAGAAAACAGTATCAAGAAAGTATTCAATATTTGCGATTTAATGGACTTAACAGTCTCTAAATCAAAACAAGCTACCGCTATATTGATAGGAAAACAGACGGCAAAAAGCCCATTGTTCCACGTGGAACAATTCTTGAATGATTTTTATAAGGAGATGGAAGAAGAAAAGAAAGAGGTAAAGAAAGAGGTAAAGAAAGAGGTAAAGATGTTTGAACAGAGAATGAACAATGCTATATACAAGCTAAAGCATAAGTACGGAGACACGTATATAATCAAGGGAACCGATATGGCCACATTGATGTGCATAACGGAACTCGGCATGAATGCAGTCTATAAAGAGGGGGAAGATGTGATACTCATAGAAGAAAAGGGCAGCATACCATGTGTAAGACATTCTGCAAGACAGTTTATTACTGACGTGATGTCCGGCATGATTGACGTACTGGACCCATTCATAAACAAGGAGACAACGATTGAAATAAAGGAAGAAGAAGACACGGAAAACATGATTAGTGAAACAATCTTCTATCTCACCCATACCCTAACAAAGCTCCTGCATAAGGTATACGACATGGAAAGAATGGTCTATTCAATTGGATTCGGAAACAAGGAAGGGGTAATGATAGACAAGGACGATTTCTATGTGTTCCGGAAAGCGGTGCGCCTCCTATATATATGCAACAAGTGGGTAACGAAGGACAACGAGAAGCAATCCAAGGAACCGGATTTCAAGAAAGGAAACAAAATAATGTACACCATCAAGGACAGCAACGGCAACACATACCCGGTAACCAGATTGTCAGAAAGAGTGTACGAATCAAAGGAACACGGCATCCTATTCATAACGGACGAAGAAATGGTTGTGACCGGGATATACAAGGAGAAATAAAAAGAGAGAAATACCCTCCAAGATACCCCTACAGACCATATTTTATTATTAACCCGTTATACATTTGTTACAATGGTAATAGGGATATCAAAGAGGAAAAGCAGTGATATGAATAACCGGGAAGGGAAAGACCCTATGGCATAAAGGAAGGAAGTATGCCGGACCCCGATAACAATAGTATAAACCGTCAACCTATAATTGTTAATTTGCGAAAAAGGGAAAGGACATACGACGGACAATATGACGCAGGGAACAGTCCTGGAACGGTTATTGTATCATTGTACAACGTGGAACAATTATAAAAACAACATATTAAAAGACAAAAGATTATGGAAAAAGATTTGAGAAACAATGTAAAGTTCATCTTGTTCTGCACGGAATGCTTACAGGCTGGCGTGGTAATGACACCCAAAGAATATGAAGTGGCATTCATGGCGGCAGAAAAGTTCGAGGGATTTGATGACAAGAGCTTCGAGAACATGAAGCCCGAACAATTCGCGCCCCGTATGAATGCAATGTTGCAGGCTATGTCAAAGAGAAAGCAGATTATCGAAGGACTGACATTCAACCTGCTTACAAAGAAAAGCCTGGGTGAACTGATAGAAAGCAACCTTGTGGAAGAGGTAATGAAGGCAAAGCACATAGCCGCAGCAATGGCAGATGAACTACTGGAACCGGACGAGAAACTGGAAAAGGTTGTGACTGACGGAAGACGTGTAATAGAGCACTTCATAGACCAGTGGAAGAACGCCCCTATCCAGGAAGAAGGAAAGAAGGAATACGAGCCGGAAAGTGACGCGGAAATCGTAGATTAATCTTTTCTATATACTTATTATTTTCACAAAAGCCCCGAAATGAGGCTTTATTATCAAGCAGTTATGGACAAGTCGAAATTAAAAGAAGCAAATAGGTTGCACAATAAAATCGAATATTTGAAAGACCAATTAGAGCGAATTTCCAGATTTGAGATGGAAGGGAAGATACAAATAACGAACTCCTACGATTCCTATTTCTATATTAGCGAGGATATGGCAAAAACCTATTTTCCGCTTATAAAAGAAGGAATGGAAAAGGAGCTGGAAGAGTGCGAGCGATTATTTTCTGAACTTTAGCTCATTTTTTGAGATAAAAACACTATCTTTGCTATCGTGATAATTAACTGGTAAGGTTGTATCGCAGTTGTATTTAAAGGTTAACAAAGGCGGTAGGGGTTGCAAGTCTGTTATAGCTGGGGGTGAAAGCCTGGTTCAGATAGCTGCAACCCCTATTTTTATTCAAATTTTGTATCATGGAAAGAAAAGAAATTATCGAAAGACTGAAAAAGTATTTTACGCTGCCAGAACTTGTATGCCCACACGTATACAGGAAGTATTCGGAATCGCAGATATGGAGCTTTTTCACGACCGAGGCACTGGAAACGCTTCTTGTATTGAGAGAAGAAATCCTATGCAAACCCTTCATTATCAACAACTGGAAGAACGGAGGCAGCTATTCCCAGCGCGGTTTGCGGTGTAATGTATGCGTTCTGTGTAAGGAAAAAACGATGCTTGAAAAGCCGTATATGAGCGCGCACTCCTTGGGTCGTGCATTCGATATTACAGTTTCCGGTATGGAAGCGGAAGCGGCACGGAAAATCATTGTGGACGATTCCGACAAGCTTCCTTATCCTATCAGACTGGAGGACGGTGTTAGCTGGCTGCATGTGGACACTATGGACCTATGCAACGGGCAGAAGGTGACACTATTTAATGCGTAAATATATTTTACTATATACAGAAAGTATTCTCCCTTATAGGGCAATCGATACTACAGTATACTGTAGCCGCGATTTTGCAAATTTCGTATTTTTATCATTTGTAAATTTAAATTGAAATAATTATGTATCCTAACAAAGTAAGTATAGCAAATAACAAGGGTTTTGAGAGCATAACAGCGATTTCACGCGCTTTCGAGGTCGGCACACCAGCCGAAGATGTGGTACTGTCAAAGTACACCTTGATTCCCGATGATAAAAGGGCGTTTCTTATTATTCCGTTGACTGCTGGTACTGTCAAAGTACACCTTATCGGTGAGACTGGTCCAGATACATACACCATTTCCGAGACCGAGATTTCCGCTTATATGGGTTCTCCTATGCCTTATCTTATTGATAAGGTGTTTGTTACTGGTACTACTGCACAATTTAATATAGGGTTATGATTGGTATTGGTACAAGTCTTTTGTTTGGTAGGAAGACTGGCAAGGCTGGTCCTCCTATTCCACCCTTCAATAAGGCTATGGTGGACGCATGGTTTATGTCCGGGTTGTCCAATATTGACAAGCCTTCCTCTATTAGAGGGGTAAAAGGAAATGAAATGGTTCTTAAGAATTTCGCTTATGCACTTAATTCTGGGTTCGGGAAATATAAGGTAGATTTTACAAAGTATACCGGAAGTAATACAACTTCCAATTCTATTTCAATACATAAGGAAGCCGGGATAAATAAAGGATATGCAACAATTGCTTATAGTCAATTGGAATCCGATATTCCTTCTTATTCTATAGAAATCAAAGGTCTTAATTCTGGACAAATATTGTATTATTATAGAAACAATGAAGGTCTTGAAAAGAACATTTCTTATAATAAAGATGGTATATACACACTTCCTCTATGTTACAAAGAGGGTACGTCTGGAATAACCGCAGGCTTCACTATAAATACTGTCGACGTAGTTACCATTACCCAACTGCCATCAGCCTATGAGGGCGCACTTGTGTTCGATGGTGTGGATGATTACGGTATATGCACAGGGCTTCCTATTCTTAACGATTATACAGTAATATGCAGGAGGGTACTTGAAAACAATACTAAAAATGTTGTTGCTTCAAAATCAGTTGTTGCTGGTAATGGAGCTTTCATTTTTGAATATGGAAATAATGCCACATATTCTTTCAGTGAATATACGTCTGGTCTGGCTGTAAATTTAAAAGATTCCGTTTCGTATCAAACTAAAAATTCCTATAATGGGAGTACGATTACGGTAGGCAATGCAGACGATACTGATACATTGACTTTGGGTATTATAAGAGAGGGAGACAGTAGACTTTTGAAAGGAGCTATCTATTATTTCGCTCTTTACAACAAATCTTTGACACCAGAAGAAATAGAGACCGAGAAGGAAAGACTTAATGAAGAATGGTTGAAACGTAAAAACTGAATAATATGAAGTGGTTAGTTATACCTATAGAAGAACTCAAACAGTTCGACAAGGACTGGGAGACAAGACGAATGAGTAACGACGGCACGAAGGCGTTGCTACATGAAGAGACGTACAACATGCTTGTACCTCCTATCATGATGCTTTCGGAAGGTGAAGAAGTTGTGGAAGATATCGTTTATCCTTATCCTTTAATGGATGAGAACGAGATAGCGAATTCTGGTGATTGGGGCAGTGACAAGGTGATTTGATTGTTTTCGGGGTGCCGGGAATTCGGGTGTTTTATCCGGTTCCCGGTTTTTCATTTTCTCTATTTTATTGTACACTGAAAAACAATTCAATTTTCAGAGTTAGGGTTAACTGTCTGATAATCACATACCATTTTCTTCTATTTCTGAAAAATATAATGTCACTGAAAGAAAGGTTATGTTAATCTTATGTTAAAAGGACATAAGCACTTGCGTATGTCTGATTAAGTACCTATATTTGCAATGTGATAAGGAAACAAGGTCAAACAAATTAAAAGAAATAAGGTTATGAAAGCAGAATTTTACAAGGTGAGAGGTACGGAAATGGAAGAGATGATGAAGAGAGGTAATAACAACGAAATCTCCTCTATGATTTCCAAGAAACAACAAGCACTTGCCGAGGCACTTGAAAACGTCGAGTTCTACAAGTCTATCGGCAATATGGAATTTGCAAGCAACGAACAGAACCGCGCTAATCTCCTTCAAAGACAACTCGAAATGTTGAACAAATAAAGATATAAGATTATGACAAAGAAAGAATTGATTGCAGCACTTGCAAATGTAAATGATGATGCAGTAATATTGTTCGGTATGAAAGAAAGTTTGTTTTTCGGTGCATTTGCTACACGGATATACACCAATGGTGACGAGGTTCTTATAACCAATAAGCATACGGACGCTGAAACTCCTGCTTACTGTGAACTATTGCATGAGGATGAAATATATTAACATAAAGGAGGATTTGATTATGAAAGTAATTGTAGAAAACCCGTTGAATGCCTATCATTCACCAACAGCAATCTCTATTTACGTCAATATGCTTAACAAAATAGTTCAATGTAATGACGAAAAAGAACTGAGAGAAGCAATGAAGTTTATTTCTATGGATTATCCGGTTACGTTCAATTCTCTTTTTGATTACGGTTTCGGAAGAGATTATATGTGGGTCAGAGAGAGGGAAAACTGTAAATCTCTTCTCCTTGTTGAATTCTAAAAACTTATATATCATGAAAAATCAGCTTATAAATTTCTTTCACGGTCGTTTCGGTAATAAAGTATTGAAAGCCAAATATCATGAATGGTGGGTGCGTTTCTGGTACGGAGTAGGTGCACTCACTTGTACCCTTCTTTTCTTCGGAATGATACAATTCTTGTCCTGGCTTTCTGATTTGATTAATTATGTTTTCTAATAAAAATATTTTACAATTATGAAAAAGGTTTTATGCGACAAAGACGGGGAATTCTTGTCTATTCATGATGAAGATTGTACTCTTACAAAACTGGAAGACGGTGACTGTCTGACACATGAAGACGGTACGATATTAATATACAGAGAATGTGAACGCGAAGACACCAAAGTAGCTTATCATGCTATTCTGCGTTATGGTGAAAAATTACATACGTATAAAAATGGATACCCGTTTACCCATTATGACCTTATCCCGGCTTATAGATTCTCTACAGTAGAAGAAAAGAAGCGTATAAACGATGTTCTTTCCGAAAACGGGGTATATTATGACGAGAAAGAAAAATGCCTTAAAAAGCTTCACTGGCGTGCCATAATAGGCAATTCCTACTATTATATCAATTTCGATTCTTTTGAAGTGTTTATTGCGACAGAATCGGACTTTTCAGAAGATAATAAGCGGTACAAAAACCTTAACTATTTTCAAACGAAGGAAGAGGCTGAAAATAAACTGGCTTCAATTAAAAGCATTCTCAATGATTAGGAAGGAATGCTACATCTGGGTCGGACATATTGTCGAATACCAGGGAATGACGTTACGAAAAGTCCGGCCGGGCAAATACGTAATCATTTCTCCGTGTTCCCTGGTTTCGAGACCCGTATATATTGACAAGGGCGAAAATTTGAACGTTCTTTAGTATTAATTATTTGTTTTATTTTTATATATTTGCAGCTATGGTAACAGCGATATTTATATGTCTCGTTCTTCTTACAGTAGTCCTTATTACTCTTCTTTTGTGGTGCATAGGGACGGTTACGGGAATTCAGAAAAGAATGGACGCTCTTCTTTATGTGGTCTCCTATATAGACCTTATCCAGAGAAAGCGGTTTATCCGGTATCTGGACCAGCTTTCCCGGAAGATGAGTTGTAACGAGGACGAGATGGAAGACAATCAGAAACAGTTCCTATTCCATTTAAGCCAGGAATTGACGAACGAGATAAAAAGGATGGAAGACGATTATAAAGATTTGATATAATGGCAAAGAAAAACGAATTTACATACAAAAAAGGGTGCCAATATATAAACTGGCTCTGTATTTCCAATAAACTTTTCTTGCTTCGTGATGATGACAATATAAGCGACGAGGACAAAGCATCCATTTCACGCGCCCTAAAATGCAAGACAGGCGACATCCTTTGTCTTGTACTGGGTCGCAACATCAGCTATTTCGGATATAGTAAGCTTATCGAAGACATGGGAGGACGGACGACAGAAAGTATAGTGCAGTCCAAGAACCCGGTTTTTTCTTCCATCTACTGGACTGGTGACAAGAAAGCGGCTATCGAATCTCACACCATTTTCATTCCCTGGAAGGAGCTTAAGGAGCTTATCAAGGATTGGGATTACCCGACATATTTTCAACCGGACATAACTTAGAACCTTCTTTCTCTAATTTTATATATATTTGTTTGACTGACACCCGGTTACACTCCTCATGAAAGAATGTTTCCGGGTGTTTTCTTTGGGGTTATATGTTAATCTTATGTTAAAATGACATACGCACTTGCTTATGTCTAAATAAGGTTTTATATTTGCAATGTCTTCTTAAGGGAGGCGGTTAATTAGGTCAAACAAATTAAAGAAACAAAGTCATGAAAAAAGGAAATTTACCAAAACAAGAATACAAGCTTATCAGCATGTGTATGCAAGGAGTTGAAAACGGAATAGCCTACAGTTGTTCGGATTGCGGACGCACGATATTCAATTTTGCAATAATCAAAGGAGAAATGGATAACAAGGAATATGTCGTAGGTCTTACTTGCGTAAAGAAATTGCTAAATAAAACCATCTATTTTTCAAATGAAACACAATGGGAATACGAGAAGGAATTAGCAGGATGGAATAACGCTATGAATTCAAGGAAATGGTTAGATAAGAACCAGTCCAAAAGAATCAAGGAAGGTTTAAAACCTTATGAACTGGAATATAAGGAATTCACTGGATATGATGGGTTGCAGTATTGCTATCTGGAAATGAAGATAAACGGTAAATATGAAGGACATACGGCATTTATCGAAACAAAATACAATTCCGTATTTAACGGAATCAAGAATTGAATAATCTATTAAAATGAAGTCAAACAAAAATTTTACAAGAACATGAGAACAATAAGCAAAAGGAATTTCCGGGTCGTATATGACCCGGCAAAGGGTGAAAGCATGAGTATGGTTGCCGTATACAGAAAGAACCTGGACGGCACGTTATCTCTAATCAATAAGGAGATGGGGAATGAGACGGACGAAGAAAGTCTGAAAGAACAAGCAATGAAAATCATTAATGAACTTAAATAAAAAGGAGGATTAAATTATGAATGCAGGTATCGTATTTTTAACTATCATTATTTTTATCGTTCATCTTATGTTGAGTGCCGAAGTAGGCTCTACGGCAGAAAGGATGAACAGGAGTTTCGGAGTATGGATGCTTTTAGCGCTTATCATTTCCCCGTTTATCACAGCCATCTTTGTTCACTGCCTGGGACCTATTCCAGTTCTTGAAAAGAAGGAGAAAGAAGACGATGAAGCCGAGAAGTAACAGGTATATCTATTATTATGACAAGCGGTCTAAAAACAAGCCGTACCGGGTTATAATAGAGGTTGAAAAGAAGAAGTACAATATCGGTTATTTCCGGACCGTGGAAGAAGCAAGAACAGCCCGTGACGAATTCATTAGAAATCATTTTTCTGTCTCCATAAGCTGGCAACGATTGCAGGAAATGAATGTGATTGTGGATAAGATTGCCGAACTTTCGGAAATTCTTCTCTCCTATAGGGATATTTCCACTAATGAGGTTATTCGGAAAATCGGGAATATCAAGCAGAACGCGATTTCCATAAAGAAAATTATTGCATAAATATACATTCAATTTGTATAATTATTCAATTTTGTTTTGTAGTATGAGAACCTGGGTTTAGCGAAACCCGACAGACTGGGACGTTGTGAAACGTCCCTTTTCTTTTTCTAAATCTTGACAATCGAGTTAATAATACTTGAAGAATGACAAAAAACCATAATCTACCAGTCCTTTTTCTACTGCATTGGCTTCTTGTTCAAACACGATTGCATGGTAACAATCATGGTTTATAGCCTGGATTCTCTTAATCCATTTCTTTATACCGCCACTGAAACCAGGGTGATACTTGATTAAGGCTCCTATTACACGTACAAGCCATTCCAGGGCGTAATACAGATAGAACGTCAACGGGATAAGGAGAAGTAGCCAGGGGCACGAGAAAACGCCTGCAAGACCGCTAAAAAGCACGGTGCCCGGTATCATTAATGATTTCCATTGATAGGAATGCGTTTCTTCATGTTTTAGGAATTCTTCGTCATAATACTCTTTTGCTTTCTTGCAAAGCAACCAGCAAAAAATTAGGATTGCGGAAAAGTTCGGAATGATAATTTTCGCAATTTTCGATTCATAAACTACTTTCATATTTTTACAATTTTTAAGATTAAACACGTGTAAAGGTAGGCTTTTTCGAGGAAATTTCTGTCAATATTTATTACTATTTATAACTATCTGGAAATCAACACTTTGACATTTTACCATAAGGGTATTATCTAACCCCTAAAGGGGTACGTAGTTCCCTTTCTTCTTTTACCCTTACGGGTATATTAATAGGAGGAAGAACTGCAATATAGCAATAGGGGGTTTGGGGGAGGAAGGGGAAAGAGTGAAAAATGGGGAAGGGGGATAAAGTAAGATATGGAAAGTGTTAACGGAAGTAAAAACAGAAAGGGGAGACGAAGCGAAAGAAAGAAGACGAAAACAAGAAGGGATTTTGGGAAAAAGGCGCGCCCGGCAAAAATTTTCTCGAAAAAATTTTGTGGATTGAAAAATAATCCCTATGTTTGCAGTGCTTAAACAAATGGCGGCTCAGTTCTGAAAAGAGCTGGGAACCGCAAAAGAAAAGGGGTTATCTGTAGATTACGCTTTTACAAATACCGCTTTTAAAAATTTCCCCTTTTCTTTTTGTTTTGTAAGCAGGTGTTTGTAGGCGTTAATATCCTTGAGCAAGATATTTGTAAAAATGGAAATTTTGTAAAAGAAGCGTAATCTATAGAAAATGAAAAAAGATACAGAAAAATCGGCATCACGCCAGGACATTCCAGAAAAGATTAAACCTCCTATTAAGGATTTTAAGAATATACAGACTATCCAGGATTATGAGTATTGCTGCGTATTGTGCGCTATTAGATTGATAAACAACAAGTATTGCAAGAGAAATCAGAAGAAGTATCAGTATAAGACGTTTTGGAAAAGAAGTTTTACTACACAAGAACTGTCATTGAAGATTGCGGAAGAAGTGGGTATTTCCTACAGAAAAGCGAAGGATTATATCAAGTTTTTAAGACTGAATGACTACATTAAATTCCCCGAAAAGGATGTATGTACAATCATAAACAAGGATTTCAAGGATGTAACGGAAGAGATGTATTTACCGGATTATTTGCGTTATGTGATTAAGGAGAAAGGGGTAAAATGGTCTCCTATTTTTACAAGGATATTGAATTACATTTCAAAGCAGATAAAGCATTATAAGCACTGTAAGGAGATTGCAGAGTATAATTTGGAAGTATGGAATGACGAGGAATCAAAGAAAGACGAGATTTTAAAGATAGTTGAATGGCTGTACAATAACGAGGACTGGAAAGAATCGGATTATGACAAGGTTTATGAAAAGGCTGTAAAGATGGCGCATAAGCACGCATTAGAGGCAATAAAATGGAACAATTGCGAAGTATCGTTCTATGAAAGCCCTAAACGTATTGCAAGCCGTATGAAATGCAGTGTAGACACAGTGAGAAAGTTTATAAAGGCATTGAAAGAGATTTTTGGAGAAAGAGTATACATGAAGCCGGAAAAGGCGACTAAATCAATGAGATACAACCCTAATTTGAATAACTATACGATAGCATTGCCGGACAGGGAGGAATGGAAGAATATATTTGCAAGAAGATTCGAGAAGATTAAAGAAGGTGTTTCAAGGGTAAAGGATTCTGTTTATTATCTCAAAAGAGTTTGGTTCAGAAAAGAAAAGGGTTATTTGTGGGAAGACAAGGAGTTCAATAGAATAGCAAAAAGAAGTGCTACTGTAACGTGTGGAGAAAAGGAATTGCCGTGCAAAAAGAGGTTGAGTTTTTATTACACCCTAAAAAAGAACTTGGAATACTGGGAGGACAATTTCAAGAAGGAAAAGGAAATAGAAGAAGAAAAGGAACGTTTTTATAAGTCTGAAATACAAAGGGAGGTTGAAGAAAACAGCAGAATTGATTTGGTGGCGAAATATCGCTGTCACGAGGCACCCGAATACGAAAATTATAACCCTAATGAATTTGAAGCATATAGAGTATGGAAACGGTAAGCAGCTACATATACAGTGACTATGAGACCGAGGACGTAGAACTGTACGCAGAACAGATGATACGGGAACGCATAGCGCGTGACGAGAAGCGACGCGAACAGATAGAAAAGGCTTTGGCGAAAGCCGAAAGGACCAGGAAACGGGTAGAAAACAGAAGACGGAAGTATATAAAGACAAACCCTATCCGCGCGAAGTACAAATACCCGGTATTGGATAAATATTCAAGTTAAAAGCTTGGTTATTTGACTGATAATGCCTATTTTTACCGTTGTAATTGCAATTTCGTTATAACTTAAAAAGGCATTATTTATGGATAATAATAGAAAAGAAGAGAAAGTGTTCGGACGTGCACAATTTGAACAGTTTCTCATTGACAATGACTATGAGGTATTCACCGCAAAGCAGGTGGCGGCTTTTGCTACTGATGTTTTGAACAAATCGGAAAACAACGAACTGGACGAGTTCGAGAAAGCATGTGCAGCCGCGGACTGGAAATCACTGGAAACGGTTAAGGTGCTGAATGACATCTACGAGGAAGAACCTATGTTCATAAGACCTTCACAGGTGGAAGTGATACCGGGAAAGGAAGGTATCTTCAAGTCAATGTCCGAGAACCGGGACATGTTGCGATACAAGGAAACACCTCTGAACATTTTCAAGGGCATAGCCGGAATGTACGTATCTGATGATATAGAGAAGGCACGGAAGGGCGAACCTATCGGAACCGTCAAAAGCTGGGGAGGGAAAGAATACGTGAAGACCGCGAACGGCTGGGTACGTCGCCAGGGAATCAAGACAAAGGAGACCGCGAAGGAGGAGAAGCCGAAAGAAAAGAAAGGCGGTTTTCCTACAGTTGAAAAACTTGTGGCTGCGGCCGCAAAGTCGGGGCACAACCCTAAAGAGGCAGAGAACGTTATCAGAGAACGCTATGACTATCTGAAAAAGAAATATCCGGAAGCCTCACCAAGTAAACTTGTACACATTGCATATACAATTTCCTAAAATTCCGTCGCATATGATTATGGGAAAACTACATAAAATAAGGGAATACGTAATGAGTTTATATTTTCCCGTGTTGTTGAGCATACCTATCTCTTTTTCCAACACGTCATCCTTCATTGAGAAATATGTGTTTCGGGACTGGGAGTTCTTGAAATACCTAATGATTCTTATAGTGATAGACACACTTGTAAGCTGGGTATATCATATCAAGAACAAGGACTTTTCAAGCAAGGGATTTTCAATGATTATCACGAAGCTTTTCATTTATTCCGCTATTCTGATTGTTTCGCATGTGATGGGGAACTTTACTGTAGAAGGCGGCAATGTGGAGATATACGCATGGTTCCGTGCCGTGGTGTGTAATGCGCTTATAATACGTGAATCAATCTCAATCGTGGAGAACGCGGCAAAGGTAAGCCCTACTTTGGTACCTCAGAGAATAAGGAAATATCTGTCTGATTTCGACGAATTCGGGGATAAGAAACCGGAGACGATAAAGGAAATGAAAGGAGAATGACTATGGCACAAGGCGATTATTTGCCCGGAACCTATTCAAGGGTCGGAACGGAAGAAAACCCGGGCACATACCTTGGAGGAGATTCGGGCGGTACTTCACAGACAATGCCGCCAAAGGTGAAGAAGGTATGGGTGCTGGAGCACGACAGATGGAACATGCGCAATTATTGGATTTCTGGAGGGAAGTTCAGTATTCCGGCAGTATGGGTACTTACCAAAGGAGTTTGGGACAACTTCGGCAAATGGATGAAAGACGGATTTTGGAGAATGGGACAGCTCATTTTCTCTACAGACAATATTTGGCATGATAATTTCGTATGGTATAACGATTTAAAGTTTAAATTTTAGAGATTATGAAAAAAGCAGTTTTTTATCAAATACAGGACGGTGATACCGGGGCACAGGTTGCACAGGGATTGCAAGGCAATTTCGAGGCTTTGCAGCAGGAGATAGAAGCAATTCCACCCTATTCCTTGCCTATTAAGATGGACCCTAATAGTGGAATTATCAACAGTGAGGAGGACTATAACAGTATTCTCCCCGAATCCTATCTGACGGAATATCCGTGGCAGGCTGAATATGCAGGTGGTCTTCCTTGGTTATGGATGAACTTCAAGGCGAAGGTATCGGAAGGTACTCAGATTTGCATTAAGCATAACAACAAGTTCTGCGAGTTCACCAACATTCCAGAAACTATCGGCACCGTATCTGTCAACAAGAAGATTCTGACAATGAAGGAGAAGAACGAATATCTGGGTTTCGAGTGTCAGAAGGATTTGGGCGTACAGAAAGTGGACTTGAAAGGCATTTACCAGGTTTACGTACTGGATGCTGACGGTTCCGTGGAACAGGAAATTGTATTTGAATGTAAGTAATTAACAATTAAAAATAGAAAAGATTATGAGACTGTATAGATTTTTGGACGAAGACAAGAATATTGATGTGACATTGGTAACTGATGGTAGTTGCGACCAGAAGAAAGTGTTCATTACCGAATCACCGCGTGGAATTACCCCTAAAGGAAACGTGACGGACCCCGAAGGCGGTGCAGAGCTTTTGAAGCTTGGTTTCAAATGGAATGTAGGCGAAGCCGTGATGCACGAGGAACTTGTAGCATTTGCAGAAGAAAAGGGTTTGGAATTAATTATCGACCCCCAGGGATTGAATGAAATCGTTGCGGTAACGGCAGAATGGAACGATGCAGATGCGTGTGTAATCACCATTAAAACAAGTGTTCCGGCAAAGAAGGATGTCGACATTTATTTCCTTAATAGCGTGAATCTGAATGAGAGCGCAGAAAGATTCGGGGTAGTGAGAGGAGACCGCAAAACCATCTCTACAAAAGTTATGTCCGGTAAACCTATGGCGTTTACGCTGGCTGACCTTGGTCTGGATGCAAAGGAAGACTTGAACGTAGTGGTAATGACCGACAACAATACGTGGCGCGAAGAACTTGTGGCACAAAACGCATAAGGACATGTTACGGTTATTGTTTACAACAGAGGACAATGTTCACCAAATGACCGTCGTAACCGACGGAATCGACGGTCAGATGAAGGTTTTCGTTACAGAAAGCCTTTATGGTGATGTGGAATATTATAAGGGGCTGGGTATCGTGATTGAACCCGGACACACCTATAATATCGGACAGTTCAAGGAATGGGCGTTTAAGGCGCTTGTTAAGCTTATCTCATATCCGGAAGGATTCGGAGAAGAAGGCGCGGTATTGTCGGACGTGCAGGAAGTTGTGGAATACGTATTGGAGACTAAAGAACCTACACTCAATTTCCCTGCAAAGGGAGGTGATGATATGTGCGTAGTGACGTCTTCAAAGCAGACTTTCAAGAATGGACAACCAGTAGGACATCCGGAAGGCGTACCAGTGGAATTCTCAATATCTGGGGCAGGATTCAAGGTTGACGGTGGAGGACAAGTAACGGTTGACGAGAACCCCAACAACACGACAAGAAAAGCGGTAGTGACGGTTAAACAGAATGAAAGCGGAAAGACATTGCAGATTACATGCAACCAGGCTGCATCTACTGTAACCTACGAATATGCGCTTACAGTAGACCCGACATCGGTAACGTTCGACGGTGCAGGAGGTGAAAAGCTGGTTACTGTGACTTCTACAAGAACAAAAGTTCTGAACGGGGTAAAACAGCAGGCAGAAAGCTATCCTACGGACATAGAGCTTGCAGGTGAGGGATTCAGCTATGAAGTGAGCGGAAACAACTACAATCTGAAAGCCGAGGAGAATACCGGGACCTCACAGAGAACGGGAAAGGCGACCATTTCACAGGAAGGCGGAAAGACCGTACAAATGAACTTGACACAGAATGCGGCTACGGTGACGTATGACTATGCGCTTACAGCCAATTCACAGACCATACAGTTTGTAGCGCTTGGAGAAACGAAGAGTTTACAAGTTGTTTCAACAAGACAGAAAAAAGTTAACGGTAAACCGTCTGGTGATGTCGAGAAGGTAGATACGACTGCACAAATTACCGGAACCGGATTTAGCGAGACTTCATCAGAAACCACCAATGGAGAGAATTATAGCATAGTGGCAGCAGAGAACAAGGCAGAAACAGCTAATAACGGTTCTATTACCATTACACAGACTGGAAGTAACAAGACAGTAAAGGTTACGTTAACACAGCTTGCAGCAGCAATCACTTACGAATACACATTGACTACAGACCCGACAGCACTTTCATTTGCAGCAGCAGGAGAAACAAAGATATTCAGTGTTTCAAGCAAGAAGCAGAAGAAAGTGAACGGGAAGAATGACGGTTCACCTATGACGGTTGACTACACTATTGTAGTGAGTGGTACGGGATTTACCAAGGGTTCTACTGAATATTCTGTAGTGGCGGATGCAAATACTGGCGCACAGCGTACCGGAACGGCAGTTGTTACGGCAGTAGAAGGAGGAAAGAAAGCGACGGTAAACCTTACACAATTGGCTGGAGAATAAAAATTGTTTACAATGGGAAAGAGAAAAGGAAAGATAATACAAAAAGCGGAAAAGCCAGATTTGATTGCAAGTCTTTCGAGTTTGTCCATTGAAGAGATAGACAGGCTGCAAAAGGCCGCTCCTATGGCATTCCAAAGCAAATTGCAGGCTGCGTTAAACTCAAACGATGCAGGGGAGATAATGAAGGCTAATTTGTATCTGGGAGAAATCAATAGACAGCCTACAAAAATTCAGTCTGTTTTCTTTGACCCTAACGACATATCTGGTAACGGAAGAGGATTCAAGGATTCCAAAGGGGTTCTGTCCTTTTCCGTATTGCGTCGGATGGGAGATATCCATATAGTCAAAAGTATTGTGTCTACACGCGTGGAACAGATAATGAACTTTATGGATTTTTCGGAAGACGAGCAAAAGGAAGGCTTCACAATCAGAAAAAAGAAGAGCCTTTTTTCTACCGGGGATGAGAAATTGACAAATGAGGACAAGAAAAAGATTTCAAAGATAGTTGATTTCCTGGAAAAGGGAGGATGGACGGACAAATGGGACAATGTGGACAGCTTGCAGGAGTTTGTAAGCAAGATAATGTCGGACAGTCTCACATTAGACCAGTTGGCCTTTGAGATGGTGCGCAACAGAATGTGGGAATTGCAGAAATTCCGCGCTGTGGACGCTTCTTTGATACGTTTTCTGGATAGTGTAGACCCAAGACAAAGGGAAGGTTTCGAGCAGTATAGATTCAAAGGACATTTGCCGCGTTACTGTATGGTGTGGGACGAAATGATTCTTCACAACCCTATAACAAAGGAACCGATATTGTATTACCCGTGGGAGCTTGGTTTCGGTATCAGAAACAAGACGTCCGATGTGAGAAGAAACGGGTATGGAGTGTCGGAATTGGAGACGTTGGTAAACATTATTACTTGGATATTGTGGGGTTTTTCCTATAATGCAAACTTTTTTAGCCAAGGGTCTCAGCCTAAAGGGTTTATCAATATAAAGAACCCTAACATATCAAATAGTACGTTACAAGAGTTTAGGCAGGCATGGACACAGACGATGGCAGGGGTTTATAACAGTCACCGCACACCCGTTATAAATGGCATTGACTTGGAATGGGTTGATTTACAGAAACTTAGTAATCGTGATATGGAATTCAACGAATGGATAAAGTTTCTTATCATAATGACATGTTCCGTATATCGTATAGACCCGTCCGAACTTGGATTCAATTTCAAGGAAAGTCAGCAGATATTCGGACAGGACGGGCAGCGCGAAAGATTGAAGCACAGCCGGGAAAAAGGATTGAAGCCTCTATTGATATTCTTGCAGGGTGTCATTACAAAGTATATTGTGAGTGAGCTGGATGAAAACTACGAGTTTGCATTTACCGGAATAGAGGTGGAAGACGAGGAAGCACAGGTAAAACTGGATTCTGAAAAATTGAGTAGCGGAATGGTTTCTATGCAGGACATATTCAAGAAGTACAACGGACGTGACTTTGACCCCGAAAAGGACATCATTCTTAACCAGGTATACCAGGGGATGAAGCAGGCAGAAGAACAAAACAAGATGTTCGGAGCTTCACAGCCTGGACAACAGCCGGAAGGTGTACCGGAGGGCGAGGAAGACCCGTTCGCACAATACAAGTCGTTTAACGACAATCCTATAATGAAACCAGCAGTTGACTATTATTTAAAAAATCTTTACAAATAAGAAATTATGGAAACTTTCGATGATTTAAAGTTAGAAAGATATATAAACAAGGCTCTTTTGGAAAAGAGCCTGGGAAGACCAGAAATGTATGACGGTCTTCTGGAGATTGCGAAGGCACAACAAGGCGTATATGTGAACAACGCGGTAAACCGGAAGCTTGGCATTGTTGGGCTGCCATACAAGAAAAGAAAGGCTACGGAGGAAGAGAAAGCCGATTTAACCAAGACAACGGAAGACCTTTATAAGGAAGGTAGTGCGTGGAAATGAGACAGACAGATTAAAGTACATAACAAAGTGAAGTCTGAATATCGGAAGAAAATGCTATTTGAGACAAAACCGCGTGCTTATTTAATGCTTGGCGGTGGTGGTTCGGGCAAAGGGTATTATCTTAAGAAGATGAAGGAGAAAGACCCTTCTATTGATAAACTTCCAGTTATTGATGTGGACGATATGCGTGACATGATACCGGATTATGAAAGGGTGAAGGGAATAGACCCGAAGAAAGCTTCATCCTATGTGCATGAGGAAGTATCGGATATAGGTAAAGCGATAGACAAGGAATATATAAAATCTAAATCTTCTTTTGTAAAAGATGCTGTATTTGGAAACCCGGCAAAACTTGAAAAATTGGTTGATGAATTGAAGGCACAAGGTTACGATGTCCATTTGGTAGGCGTGGCAACCGATTTCAGTACGGCTTTGGATAGAATACAGAAATGTTTTGAGAGAACGAAACGGTATGTTCCTACAGAAGTGGCGAAAAAAGGACATAAAGGAGCGTCCGAATCTTTCAAGAAAGTTATCGAAACTCCGTTGAAAGATAAATTCAAGTCCGTTAAATTGTATGACGGAAATTCCGATAATGGAGTGATTTATGATAACAAAGTGTTAAATCAAAAAGAACTTGATAGGTTTCTTAAAAAAATAGACTTATAAATTTGTTTAATTCTGAACAGTTTTGTATATTGCATAGAAACTTAAAGAAAGGAGTAAAATTATGGCAAAGAAAAAGTACGGAATTGATATGACGGCTGACGAATGGTTTGAGATTGAAGAACGTGGAATGGGCGAAGGTTGGACGATGGAAGAAGTTGCAGCTTTAGGTCCAGAAGGCAGGGAATTTCATAGAAATGCCCCGTATAATCCTTATTTTCCAAAACCAGATATGTCTATTTTTAACGAAGACCTTTACGACGGTTATAAGATAAAGGAAAAGAAGAATGCCGGAAAAGAAAATTGATGGTATAAGAACACCTTTGGTATCGCGTCTTATTGGAGTGAAAAGACACGTGAAAGACCCTATTAGATACCCGAAAATACAATGCGGTTATGAAGGGCTTGCACAGACCATGTTCGCTACACAATCGGACGCGATGATAAAGGAGCTTATAAAAGAAATGATAAAAACGGTTGAAAAATGATATTCTCACCGGAAGAGATACAAAAACTGTATGATATAATAGACTACCGTCTTGCAAGGATTGTAGCCGATGTAATGGGAGATGAACTGTTGACACCGGAAGACAAGTCCTTGTTAAGGCGGTATGGCTATAAATGGAGAAGGGAGATAGAAAAGTTACCACCCTATTTCCAATCCTATCTGTTTGGGAGATTGAGTGCGCAACTCACGCCAGCACAATTATCAACACTCAATTTTGACGATTTCACAAAGTATATAGACCGCCATCAATGGGCGGTTCTTACACCCCTGGAAAAGGAAGTGTATTATGCAGCAGCAACACGCACATATTCCTATATAAAGACGATGGGAGAACGGGTCAAAACGATAATGTCTAATGCCGTGTCGGAAGAAGAGGTGAAAGCCCTTGTGGAGAAGCAAAGACAATTGGAGCTTGGAACGATAAAGAAGGAAATGATAGAAGGCGTTCTGAAAAAGAAGTCCGTGCAGAATATTGTCAGCAATATAGGGCATTCCTTGGAAGACTGGAACCGTGATTGGGGGCGTATAGTGGAAACCGAGATGCAGAACATCTATCAAACTGGGGTAGCCCAGCAGATAATGAAGGAACAGGGAGCGGACGCGCTTGTATATAAAGAGGTATTCAGTGGAGCGTGCCAGCACTGCATAAAGTTTTACACAACGGCAGGGATAGGAAGCAAACCGAGGATATTCAAGCTTATAGACCTTATAAGCAATGGGGACAATATAGGGAGGAAAGTTAAAGATTGGAAACCAGTGTTAAATAGTGTTCACCCTTTTTGCCGCTGTGACCTTAGGGAGGTGCCTAAAGGTATGGTTTGGAATGACGAGACGCATTCATTTGAACAGCCTAAAGAACCATACAAGAGACAGATAGAGAGAAAAAGTAAAGTAAAAATATATGTTGGAGACAAAGTGTTTGAGGTATGATTTTCGGATATAAGGGAGATGTAGAGGTTCTGACCCTACGGAAGACAAGGGTAACAAAGGAACGTGTCAAGGAAAGCACGGAAGAGGTGGATGTGTACAACTGGGAGGTTGTCCCGGTACGTCTGGACCAGATAAAGGAAGACGAGTATGTATTACTCTATTGTATGATGAATGATACGAACCTATTCAAGAAGGGAGTGGAGTGCACCAATTTCAAAGGGGAGATGGAAAACGTTGTATTGGAAAAGGGGATAGTAATCTCCGTATGTGAAGACGCAAAACATCTCTCGTTCACTATGCCGCATCAAGTGACGATACCGCTTGTTGATGAAAAGACGTTTGATGAATGGACCGATGAAGACTGTTTCGGAGTAAACAGAGGAAGCAGTCGAAGAAGTCCCGATAAAGAGATAGAACAGGGGGATGTGGAGGAATACGTAAAGTTCTATAATGACAATCCAGAATACATGCACATGGGTGCAGGAGCGATAAAGATAATGGAAAGAGGCTTGTCCTTGTATGAAGGAAAACTGTACAACATACAGGCTGGGCCGGAATATGCGCTTATAACAAAAGAAGGTTTGTTTTTGAAAACAGAGCATTGATTATGGGAAAAGGAGGGTTCAATACCGGGTTTGTGGAGATAAGGACGCTTGAAGGCGAAAAGTTCCTAAAGGATATAAGGATTAATGAAGCCGTGAAGACAAGACATTCCTATACGCTTGTGGAAGGCTTGCATGTACGCGAAATGAAACCGCAAGAACCAGTGTATAACATCTATTTTAATGCAGGTAAGGAAGGTGTTCTTAACAGGATTTCGGGCGAACAAATGGTATGGACGTATGGAAAGAACTATCTTGTTCCGGTAAAAGTAAAGGAATTGAACATTTCCGACAGAATTGTTCTGTATGGGAACAAGAGGGGTAGGATTGACCGGATAGAAAAGGTGGAGACACTTAACAGGTATTTTTATAAGCCCGAATTGAAGAAAAACACTTCCTATTATATTGATAATGTCTGTATTTTTGGATAGATTGTGCAAAATTCGTATTTTAGCAGAAAAATTTGTAGCTATGAATTTAAAGAAATTATTTCATTTACAGACAGCAGAACAAAAGGTGTCTGAATACAGGGAGTTGCTGAGACGCTCCGAAAAGATAGAAGCAAGAACAGAAGAGCTTGCAAACGAATTTGCCGAAAGAAGCCAGGTATTGAAAAGCTTCTCCCTGCTTGACAAGGACGAAAGAGAGATTTCGGAAGAGAAATACAACGAGTTCTTGAAGGAGCATACTTCACGGGTTGCACAATTGCAGAAAGACAGGGACAAGGTTTTCAAGGCTATTGCCGCCTTCCAGAAAGACGAAGATATAGCGGAAGCCATTGCGGATGTATATGCGGTTCATGTAGCAAAGAAAGCATGGAAAAGCAAGAAGCTTTCCAAAAGTGCATACGATGATATCATGAAGGCAAAGACCGGGGTAGTAAAGTATGCGGACGTGCTTTTGTTCAGAGGCGGTAAGTTGCTTATCTTACAGAGAGCAGGGGAACACATGAACTATACACCCGATTGGTGCATACCGGGGGGACATGTGGACGAGGGAGAAGATTTCCGTACAGCCGCACAAAGAGAACTTTTCGAGGAGACCGGAATAGACGTTCCGGAAGACACTCTTATGGAGGTCGGTGTAGCCAAAACGAAGAATGCGGAAATTCATTATTTTATGGGGCACGTTGATGATGAATCCCCGGCTTTCGTGGTGGTTGACGGTGAGGAAGAAATCGGCAGTATGTGGATTGACCCAGTTACCGAACTGGAAGACTACGATTTCATCTTTGACATGAAAGACAATATCAAGAAGATTTTGGGCTTGGAAGTGAAACCCAGCCCGGTAGAAATCGTGATGAAGGCTTTCCAGGAAAAGAAGGTGACGGAAGACGTGGTAAAGTCCGTGTGCGAGAAATACCCTAAGGAGATACGGAAAGCGAATAACAAGACCGATTTTTCACACAGTGAAAGAAAGGACTTGGCAAAGAAAGGAGAGGCAATGCCGAATGGGAAATATCCTATCAGAAATAGCCAGGATTTGAAGGACGCTATTAAGTTGTCCGGTGCTTCTGACATGCCGAAAGAAAAGGTTAAGGCGTGGATTAAGAAACGTGCTAAAGAACTGGGTCTTGAAAGCGAATTGCCGGAAGAATGGAAAAGTAAGGAAGTTGAAAAGACGATGGACTGTAACGATGCGAATGCTATTTGCAAGGAAGATTTGGACGACAAACCAAAAGGACCGGAAGGTGACGGAATAGCAAAGAACGAGGAAACGGAAACTACGGACGAAGAAACGAACAGCGAGGAAATAGAGAAGTCGGAAGATGGACTGACGGTTTCCATGAAGTTTTCTTCTGTGGAAGACGCGATGGTATTCAAAAGTGTTATTTCCGAAATGATTCAAGAGGGGAAGGTGAAAGCCGATGTACTGGAAAAGGCAAAGAAGGAGGACAGTATGTATACGGTGTTTGCCGATTTCGCTAATTTCCTGGAAGGCGTTAAGACGCGTTCAAAAAATGTGCATTGGAAAGAGGAAGACAATGCCAAGCACAAGTATCTGGACGATTTGTTAGAGGAGCTTTCCGACTATGAGGATAAGATAATGGAAGCCGGACAAAGCGGTTTCGGCCGTTTCAAGGACGGGGAGATAAATGGTGAGGAGATAGAGGTCAACGACCCTATAGAACTGGTGGACCTTATCATAGACCGTACAAGGGATTTCTATTCAAGACTTGACAATAACCCCGAATATGCAGGGGAAAAGTCGTGGGTGGAAGATTTCATGGCAACACTCAAGCAGACTAAATACCGTTTACAATTGCATTAATCGTTTCGGAAAGGGGTAATATCGCCCCTTTCTTTTTATTAAAGGAAGCTATGGAAAAGGATATACTGAGTTTGTGGATAATTATCTAAAAGCGAAGGGTGAATAATTTTTGCATAAAACTTTGGCTATTTGCATAAAAATCCATACATTTGAATCGGTAAAGCTGTAAATATATTTTAGTTATTGTAATATATTGATTATTAGATATTTACAGAAACATGTTTATTTCAATTCGTTGGATTACAGATTATTAAAAGATGTTTGAAGTAGATTCAAAATTTAATTTTTTCACAGAAGCAAACTTTGAAAAATCAGATTTCAACCCTATGGATTACCCGGTAGGTGATGATAGAAGATACGAAAAAATGATTTTTGAAGGTTTGGCATCCGATTCTTCCATAGATTCGGAGGATGAATCTATGAATCCCAACGGATTTGTAATAGACCGCTTTTTAAAACACGGTCTAATCAATTTAGACCATTTGCCATCACGAAGCCCTATCAATAAATCAAGGTTCTGGATAGGGCACCCACTGGATGCTTATGTAAAGAATAACAAGTTTTATGTACGTTGTCAGTTGTGGAAAAAATCTCCGGAAGCAAGAGCCTTTTATGACAAGGCACTTGAAATGCTTGCAAGCGGCACCGACCGGAAGCCAGGTTTCTCCGTTGAGGGGAGAGCGCTGGAAAGAGACAAGAACAACCCTAAAAAGGTGACAAAAGCGCTTATCACAAACGTAGCAATGACAATGACGCCCGTAAATGCAAATTCATTTGCCGATATAGTAAAGGGCGTGCAGACAGTAGATTTCGTAGAGGATAATAAAGAAGAAATTAACAACGGTTTCAATAACGTTCTTGTAGAGCTACAGAAGGACGGATATAATATAAAAATAGACAAGTCTTTCAACGTTACCATTAACCCTATCATAGTGGAAAGAGACGAAAGATTTCAAGAGCTTTATAATTATTATCTGAACGGTAATGTAGGATTGAACGTTATAAAGGACTATTTGAGAACCGTTAATAAATAAGTTTGTACACAATTAAAAGTTTAATAAAGATGGACGAAAAATATTTGAACGACCCTATCGTATCTCTGATGAAGTCTATGGGATTTTCTGACGAGTACATTATGGCGAACGTGAAAATCGAAAAGTCTGAAAACGGAGCAGCAGCAGGAGACCATGAATCCGAAACCAAAGAGGAAAAGGATATCAACAAGCTGGAAAAGGAAGCCGTGAAGGACGAAGAAAAGGTGAAGGAAGACGAAAAGAATACTGCCAAGGATAAGAATGCAGAAGATGAAAAAGTGGAGAAATCCGACAAGGAAGACATCATGAAATCTTTGGGTTCTGTATTCGCACCTCTGATGGAGAATTTTCAAAAGTCTATTGACAAGTTCCAGGAAACAGTGGACGGTATCAACGACAAGCTGGACAAAATGTCTGGCGTTACCCCTATGTTCCGTTCAGAAGGACTTAACAATATGACAGCTATTCAGAAATCTTTCGAGGAAAGAAAGGACGAAGCAGGCAAATACGAAGTTAACGTAGTGAAAGACAGACCTATGGCCGTAAAGCTTATTGAAAAGTCTTTGGAAGAAGCACCGGAAAGTATCGCTAAGTCACTGGAAAGTGATGCACTTGCATATCTTATCAACCCGGACGCTGAAACAGTAGGTGAAAACTTGGCACGTTACATGTACGAAAAGAACGGTGTAAAATTCGTGAAATAAACTCTATTTAAAATAAAAAGAATATGGATTTGTATAATTATAGCAATCAAAACGGTACTGGCGATGTACTGGGCGGCATGGATTCGGCAGAAATCTTGAAAGCGATGGAAGCAGGTCTTAAGACCGGAATGCAGTATAACAACGAAATCAACAACGGTGGTGGTTTGAAAGTTGAATCCCTGGATTCAGTCTTGAAGATTTTGGGCAACCGTATGAATCAGTTGGTTTATTACATGGAAATGCCTAAACATAAGATTGACAACACTGTACACCAGTACAACCAGTTGTACAAGTATGGTGAGGAAGTAGGTATCTTCAACGCAGAAGGCGAGACACCGCAGGAAACCGATTCTCAATACAGACGTAAATCAATCGTAACCAAGTTCATGGGTGTTTCCGGACAGGTTACACATCCGGGAATGTTGGTTAAATTGGCTGACAATATGGACATGTATCAGAAAGAAGTCGAGAATAAGACTATCCTTCTGAGTACCATTATCGACACACGTCTTGTTGACGCTGATTCTTCTTGTGTAGCCGAGCAGTTCGACGGTGTTTTCCGTCAACACATGTTGGGTATCAACGAAATGGACGGTGGCACGGCAGAAGGTAAGACTTCTGAACAACTGTTAGACGGTTATTTCAACAGTCCGGCAGTTATCGACGCACAAGGTTCTGTGTTGAATGACAGTCTGATTCAAGACGCTGCAAACGTTGTAGTGAACGTTTATAACGGTTATATCGACCGCATCATTTCTAACCCGATTGTGTTCAACAACTACGTTAAGATGTTCCACGAAAGCAAGCGAGTTATTGTAGGTCTTGCTGCCTCTGTAACTGGTGCAACAATGGGACAGTCTGTAAACGACGTTACAACTCAGTTCGGTAAGATTAACATCAAGAATGACCGTTTCTTCGACGAACGCAAGCCTATTATGGTAGGCAAGGGCGCCACAAGTGCTAAAGCTCCGGTTGCTCCGGTTGCTCCGGTTGTTGGTACTGCCATTAAGGTTAATGCAGCCGATACCAAGACTAATTTCGGCAACCATGCTGGCTCTTATGGCTACTTGGTAACAGCAAAGAATCGTTATGGTGAATCTGCACCTCTGAATATCACATCTGCTGGTGCCAAGGCTGTAGCTGCTTCTGAATCAGTAGAATTTGGCTTTACTGCTGGTGTGGGTGGTGCATATCCGGCTACTTGCTTCGTGGTATACCGTACCAAGAAGAATGCGGTTCTGAATGCAAACACTGAATACTATCCTATCTTTGAGGTTCCGGCTTCACAGATGGCAACAGGTTATGACGGTGCCGATGCAGATTGTGTACGTGACCGCAACCGTATCATTGCAGGTACCAAGTCTGCTTTGGTATATTACAATGACAGTCAGATTAACGAATACTTGCAGTTTGCTGATACTATGAAGATGGACTTCGCTGTTACATCTCCAAGCAAGCGCTTTGCAATTCTGAACTACGGTACCCCGGTACTGTATCAGCCTGCAAAGATTGTACGTATCGTTAACATTGGTGAGGAGGGCTTGTAATTGGCTTGATATAGATTTATAAGTTTAAAAAGTGAAAAGTGAAAGGGAGGGAGTAATTGAACTCCTTCCCTTTTTGTTTAAAAATTTGTATTATGGAAAAAGTAATCTTAAAAAGTCGGGTGTATAACAACCATAGGATTGTGCTTAATGGTGGCCCGGTACAGTTTGTTAACGGTAGAGCGGAAGTATCGGAAGAACTCTACCAGGAAATAGTAAGTCGTAAACTTCCCGATATTTACAAGGAAGGTGAGGAACCGAAATTCAAAACACGCCTTGAAGAAAAACTTCGTTCGGAAGTGAAAGAAGGGAACAAGGAATATGAAGAGGAAATAAAACGTCTTAAGAATATCGTCGAGGCGCAGAAGGTTGAAATTTCCAAGAAAGAAAAGGAAATTGAAGTATGGAAGAAATGCGTCGAGGACTTGAAGGCAGGAAACAAGGAAACGCAGGCAGCAGCCCCCGAACTGGAAACAAAGCAGGAAGCCTCTATCAAGGAAGAAGAGGACGACGAGGTGAAGACGGCTCTTAAGAAAATGAAGGTGGACGAACTGAAAGAGCTTGCAATGACAGAAGACGGAGGTTCTTTCAAGGAAGAAGAGGACGACGAGGTGAAGACGGCTCTTAAGAAAATGAAGGTGGACGAACTGAAAGAGCTTGCAATGACAGAAGACGGAGGTTCTTTCAAGGAAGAAGACCTTAAAGGCAAAAAGAAAGAGGAAATTATAGATATGATTTTGTCTAAATAAAAATACTTTACAAGGATGGGTCAATTAACTTTTACGATAAAATACAAGAAAAATTCCGGACTTGTGTTGTCTGTAGCCGAGATATGGCAGACATACCTATATGGGATAACCATTGATGGAGGGCAGGGAGCATCATTTACGGACGAATCCATGCGTTTCTATATAGAATCAGCACAAAGAGAGGTTGAAAACTGGTTCAACTTGAAATTCTGTAAACAGTTAATTGACCAGTCTTTGACTTATTATCAGAAGGACTATTGGCAGCAATTCCCTATATTGTTCCCGTCATATCCGGTAAGGGAGCCGTTAAGCATGATTGGAATGCTCAATAAGATAGAACAGATTATATACCCCCAAGGATGGTTATCATGTCAATATGATAGCGGTATGGGACAAGGGAAGAGAAGATTGAGCGTTGTTCCTACCGGGTCTTCCACTACACAGGGAAACGCGGAAATCATATTGACAGGTATAACGTCACAGATAGGTATGCAGCGTTTCCAGTATATACCGGATTATTGGAGGGTACAGTATATAACCGGGTGGGATGTGGACCAGATGCCTATGGACTTGATTAATCTGTTAGGAAAACTTGCATCTTTATCACCTTTGGGAATTGCTGGTGACTTGATTCTTGGTATTGCAGGTGTTGCCGGACAATCTCTAAGCATAGATGGATTAAGTCAAAGTATAAGTACAACGGCTTCTGCTACGTCTTCGGGATATTCTGCACGTATAATAGAATATTTGAAAGAAATAAAAGAAACTGTAGGAAGGTTGAAGTTGGTGTACGATGAAGTAAAATTTGCTGTATTTTAAGTTATGGGAGAAACAAGAAACATATTACAGTCCCCGTCTTCCGGATTGAGTAATTTCCGACCGGAATTTTTCAAGTCGGAATTTGACAAGGCGATACAGGCCAAAGGTTATGACGTGGAGATAATGCGTGCTTTGCGTTGTCCGTGTCATGGGAAAGAATCTGCATTGCCGGACTGTCAGAACTGTTTCGGTACGGGATATTTCTATGTGAATGCGATACACACAAAGGCGCTGATAACAGGGATAAACTTTACGGACAAATACAAATCATGGAGCCAGGAGCTTTTAGGTACAATGGCTGTAACGGTACGGGATATAGACAAGGCGAATTTATCCTATTATGACAGGATATCTTTCAGAAACGAAATATCCTATTTCTCTGAAAATCTTCCTATAAGGTATGACGATATGGGGCAGCCGTTTGTATTCACCACATACAAGCCAGTACAGGTATTGGCGATGTATCTGTTTGAGGCTTCAAACAAACCCCTTGTAAAGACGGATAAAGGACATATAAGCGACGTTAACCCCTATTGTATCATATTGGATATGGAGATGGATGCTTTGCCCGAAAACGGTTTTGTGTCGGTATATTACAAGCATAATCCGGAATATCATGTTATAGATTTGCCGCATGAGATACGCGCTTCATGGGCCACTGACAAGAAAAGCGGACAACTGAATAAGATAGAGCTTCCGGTCCAGGCTATTGTAAGAAGGAGCCATCTTATAGCGATGGAGAAGCCGAATTTTGATGGTAGCGGTGTGATATATAATGAAGATGTGTAAAAATTTGCTTTTTTGATGAAAAGTGTTTAGATTTGTACAAATTTAAATATTTTGTATTGTGAGAGCAAAGAAAGTTTTGGAAGTCCTTGGTATAAGCCGGGCAACATTATCCAATTATGTAAAGGAAGGAAGGATAAAAACCCATAATTCCGCTACACAATGGATAGATTACGACGATGAATCGGTATATGCGATTGCGTCTAAAGGACAAAGAAAGAATGTAATATATGCAAGGGTTATGAACAAACATAACCTTAACAAGCATATAGAAGCATTGGAAAGGTATTGCAGGGAAAACGGACTGCACGCCAAAGATGTATATAAGGATGTGACGTTTAACGTTACATTGGCGCAAAGAAAAGGGTTTAACAAGTTGTTGGACGACGTGATATCCTATAAGATAGGAACGGTAGTAACACTGAGCCGGAAAAGTCTGTCTGGAACGGACAGTGAGTTTATAGAGATATTGTTTGCAAAGTTCGGGTGTGATATTAAATATTTAACAGAGGAGTAAGGATGTTACCTCTATACGTTGACATATCAGAAACGGTTGCTGAATTTGCGTTGACACCACAAGAAGCGGAATTTCTTGGTACACGTCTTGTTGACGATGTAGTAAAGGAATATATGCGGAGATGGAACGCACTTGTAGATTCTGAATTGCATCAGACAAGAGGTATATATCGGTCCGCTATGCAAGTAGACCGGACTTCCGCTACTTCAGTAGAGTTTGTTTTGTCTGCAAGGGCGGCAGGTCCGCTTCCTATGATGCTGGAAGAAGGAGCTACACCGTTTGACGAGAAGATAGGTTTCCAGCGTTCGGACAAGGCAAAGATAAAGAAGGACGGTTTGGGATGGTATCTTACAATACCGTTCAGACATGCTACGCCTGGAGCAATAGCGGAATCTGGAATATTCAGTTCCGTTATGCCTAAAGACGTGTACGATATGGCACGTAATGCAGGAGGGCAACCATTGAAGCTTGCAGACTTGCCGATAAGCCAACAGGTAAAGGGAAGCCGGAAGGAAATAAACATACCCGGAATGAACGTACCGGAATACATGCACAAGTCGGCAAAATATGAAGGTCTTGTAAGGGTTGAGGCTCGAAGTTCAGACCAGGAGAAGAGAGGTCAGTATATGACATTCAGAAGGGTTAGTGACAAGTCAGACCCTACAAGTTGGTTCAATGGCGGTATAACGGCCAAAAAACTTATGGACAGGGCTTTGGAAGAGGCGCAGATAGAATATGTTGCAGAAATGGCGATAGACGAGGCATTAAAACAAATTAAAGGGATATGATTGAGATAGTAAAAGTAAAGCAGTTTATAGTTTCAATATTGAACTATATACCGGAAGATTACAGACTGCACCAGGGAGACGAACAGAATACCTTCCTATACAGACTTCTTAACGGAATGAAGGAAGGGAATTTTGATTTTTACGACCAGGCGAAGAAATTGTTTTTAAGGGGAATGACAAACCCCCGTAATTTAAGGGTGCTGTTTGAATTCCCGAAAGACAATACGGGATTGCCAGCCTATGTCATAAGGGAACCGGGAGCGGACCCGGGAGCAACCAATTCCATAGGGAAAATGAACGGGCAGATATACGACGGTGGCGCATGGCAGATAAGAGACAGCCGTTTCCATAATTTCGAGATAATGTGTCTTTCGGACAACATGCTGGAAAGCATAATTATGTCGGAAGTTCTGTATGCACTGATAATGGGTTCCTATAACTGGCTGTCTACCCAATATGATTTGGTAGAGGTAAGGATAACAGAATTAATGACAAACCAGAACGTACTGCCTATTCCTATTTTCATAAAGTCTGTAAGGCTTGACTTGACTTTGGACCAGATTGTAGGAACACTGGTAAACGAAGAATTGCTTAACAAGATTGCATTTGAGGATGCAGGAATAGCAGCCGAAAAATGGGGTGCGAACAATTATAGTAGGGATTATGAATTGCCCGGTGTAGAATCGGACATTGATAAAATTGTGACGAAATAGTTGGTATAAGGAGGGAAATTGTTTACCTTTATACCGAAAAATATGAATGTAAGGATTTGATAGGGAAGTTCTTGCAGAATTTCGTGGACTAATAAAAGAAAAATAATATGGCATCAACGTTTATTTTCAACGGTCGGCAGATTTCATTGCCCGGTGTCTACTCCACTATTGTAAGTGGGGAAATGAACCCGGCACGAAATCTTGACTATGGAAAAGTCCTTATTATTGATACAGGAAAGTATTCAGCCGGATTTGGTGGCGGTGCTGGTATCAATGGCGAGAATGCGCAGGGACAGAACGCTATCTATACTTTCGACAATATCGCGGATTTTCGTGCTTTCATGAAGGGAGGTCTTTGGTGGAGAGTTGCCGAAGCTCTGTTTGCACCGGACCCTTCAAACCCCGATGCAGTAGGAATTTCCGAACTTGAATTTGTTCGTGCAGCAACAACTACAGGTGCAAAAATGACGTTTGCGACGGCAGCAAGAGGCACGTTTGCGGTAAAAACATTGGACGAAGGTTTGGTAGCCAACGGTTCGTTATTGAACGACAAGTTATTAACAAAGGGTTACGGTATGAACTTTATCGCAGGACGCGAAGACGCTACCAAGTGGATTTTGCAGTTCTGGAGAGGTACATATACCGGAACATACAGCGACGGTTTACCCTACGGAGACATCACGCAGGAAAACAGTGACCCCGAACTTGTTCTTGAATCACCGGAATTCAAGAATATGCAAGAACTTGTGGATTGGGCACAGAATGATTCTAATTTTGCTTTGGCGTTCGTACTTGATTCAACTACCAATGTAGAAGGAAATGGTGAGATTACCGAAGAGGACATTACAACGGCACAGGGTGGTAAGCCTTATATTTTGGCGGCAGGAGGTACAGAAAGTTTCGACATGAACGACTTTAACGCTGTACTGGACCAGATTGTAGGTTTGGACTATAGTAATGTCATTCTGGACCAGGTAGGAGAAAATGCCTATTCAGCTACGACAAAAGCATACATTACACACATGAACGGTGCAGCCAAATTCCAGCATTTCCTCTATGTGGCAGGATATGACAAGGGAGCCGATTTCTCAAAAGAAATCGATTTGGCGAAAAAGTTTGACAGTTCGTTCGTGCAGCTTGTACATGGTGGGGCAGGTGTGGTATCCGCATTCGATGCGCAGAAAATCCGTTGGTGGGGTGTAATGTATAACTTGTGCGCGATTGTGGGTCGTATCAGTGGAAAACCGCCTTATGTACCGCCCACATTCAAGACTATCGGAGTTGACAGACTGCAACACTCATTGACTGAATCGGAGAAGAAGAAGGCATTGAAATACGGTATTTTAACAACCGTATTGAACGACTACACCGGAAAGTTCAATATTTTGCAGGGTGTGAATACATTGCAGGACAACGCCAATCTGTTCAATGCAAAAGGGCAGTCCTATTCCATTCAGTTTATGCGTATCGTCGCACAAATCAATAAGGAATTGATTGTAAATGCGACATTGGATTTGCTGGGACAGGAAAACGGTGTTAACGCCAATACACTGACAGCAGGAGCGGTTAAAGACTGGACTGTGGCATACTTGCAGTCAAGAACTGCAACGGACGCACAAGACAATCTGATTTTGTCGTTCAAAGACGTAGTGACAACAAGAAAGGAAGACGCTTATTTCACCACTTACAAAATTGTGGTAAATAACGAAATCACCAAGTTGTTCTTTACAGGTTACTTAATTCGTGGATAAAACAAACCCTAAAAATTAGAAGATTATGGCAGTTTTTACAGCGCCTAAAGCGTATATTAAAATAGATAATCAAGTAGCCGGGTTTGTTCGTAATCTGCAATTTGCAGAAAACATCACCCGTGCGAATGTACAAGGGCTTGGCTCACTCCTTAACCAGGAGGTTCCGGCCGTACAGTATCAATGCACATGGACGGTAGACCAATTCTTTATTGACTTCAAGCAGCCAGTAATGGAAGGCATGATGCACCGTCTTGGTTCCGTCAAGTCTATTGTAGACACCTTGATTTTGGGCGAGCTTGGTTTTGCCATTGCTATTTACAGCAAGACAATTCAGAGTCAGGATTCGACTACAAAGATGGTGACAGCAGTAGACCCTACTGGACAGACTATGTGCATGTTGAATCCGTGTTTTGTAAATAATCAAAATTTTTCATTGCAGGAAAGTGGAATCGCAGGCTATTCCATTAGCGGACTGTACATCAATCCGATATCTACACTTGAATTGTAATTTTGATTTTTATAAATACTTGATATTTAGGGAGTTACATATAGTAACTCCCTTTTATTTTGGTAAATAATATAAACACCAATTTGTTAAAATAGCGTAAATAGAAAATTTAATACAAACGTATAGTAATGTACTATTATATTTGCATTCATAAACAATTAAAATTAATGATATGGAAGCAGATTTTAAGAAAGGGACGAAGGTTTGTAGTAAATGCGGTAGAGAGTTACCTATAAGTGAGTATTATAAAGAGAGTAGAAGGAAAGACGGGCTGTCTTTATATTGTAAAGAATGTGAGAAAGAACGTGGTAAAAAGAAAAGAGAAGCAATAAAGAATGACCCGGTAAGACATCAGAAAATGCTGGATGCTTACAAAAGATACCATGCTTCTGAAAAAGGAAAGGCAAAGCAAAAAGAATGGAATTCAAAACGGGTATATACAGAAGAACAAAGAGAATATAAAAGACAATATGCTAAAGAATATTATAAAGAAAATCATGTTGTAAAAAGACCTCCAAGAGAATTTATAATGATAGAAGGAAAGGAATATTTGAAGTGTCCTAAGTGCGGAGAAATAAAACCAAAAGAAGACTTTTTCAAGGAAAATAAGAATCCACTTGGTTATGCTTATAAATGTAAAGAATGTAAGAAAAAACAACAGATTGAATATACAAAAACGGATAAATTTAAAGAAAGGATTAATGCTTACAATAAAGAATATAGAAGAAGGGATAAATTTGTAGAATATAGAACTAATTATTATCGAACGAGAAGAATAACGGACCCTTATTTCAGATTATGTATGAACATAAGAGGTAGAATATCTAAAGCAGTAAGAAGAAACAGCAAAAGAGGCAAATCGCTTGAATTGCTTGGTTGTTCGGTAGAGTTTTTAAAAAGACATCTCGAAAAACAGTTCTTATCCGGTATGACATGGGACAATTACGGTTCAGAATGGGAGATAGACCACATTGTGCCTTGTTCCTTGTTTGATATGAGCGACAAGTGGCACCAGTTCGTATGTTTCAACTGGAGAAATTTGCAGCCTCTATGGACGAAAGACAATCAAGTGAAACATAACATATTACCGGAAAACTATAAGGAGATAATCGAATATATAAGGATTGCCATAGGATGCAAGAAAGAAATTATCCTATTAAATGATGTTAATAAATCCACAATTTAGACATAAGCACTTGCGTATGTCATAACATAATCTTATCTTTGCAATGTGAGATTAAGAGATGATAAGTCAAACAATAAAAGATAAAAGATATGAAATCATTAGTTTATTTGCATTTTCCTTGCCGGATAGTTGTTTGTGATAAAAACATAGAAGACGAGAAAACACACGATTTAAGGGAGTATGCGAAAATAACTCCAAAAACTGAACCTATAGGGGGTATATGGTTGACAAAATTTGATTTTGCAGGTACAATAGAATGGACTGAATATGCAAATTTGTTAACGGAAGATGAACGAAAGGAAATCGAACTGAAAGCTAAAGGCATTGCAGACACCTATAAAGAAGAAACGCAACGCGCTAAAAACTTGCAAGCGTTTCAAAGAAAAAGATATGCGAAAGAAATAGCAGAATTTGAAAGTTAATATTAGTTGTCAAACAAATAAAAGATAAAAGATATGAAATCAAATGTAGAAAGAATGACGGAAGATTTGAAAAAGGTGTTGTTTTCAAATGTATATAGCTTTGAGATTGAAACGAAAGATATAGTTTTCGGATTTAATAAGGTATTGAAGAAAAGAACTAAATCAATGGCAAAGGCTATAGCTTTGGAACAAAAACTGAGAAAAGATATTGGACGCTATTTGTCCAGTACGGTAGTGATTGCTTCTGTAAGAATGTATAAAAACGGAGAGTTGAAATGCGAATTAAAAGCTAACAATTTTTGATTGTCAAACAAATAAAATTTTAAAGTTATGAACGTTTACAGCAAGTTTTGTCCGAATGTATTTTTAGCAAAATGTGAAGAAAAGTATGAGAAGGGAGAAGTTATCGAAGTAACAACCAAGTACGGAAAGGAAAACGAATGTATTGTTTTCAACTTAATATACGAAAAAGACGGATTTTATTACTATTCGATAGTACGTGCAGACGGTTTCAATGTCCAGGAGTGGGCAAAGCAAAGAGCGGAAAGACGCAGAATGTGGGCGGCTTCGGCAGAACAAAAGAGTAATGAGTATTACGAAAAATCGAATAAAGATAGAGACTTTCTATCATTGGGAGAACCTATCAAGGTCGGACACCACAGCGAAAGAGGACATAGAAAGATGATTGACGATGCCTGGAACAATATGGGCAAAAGTGTTGAGTTCAGCGACAAGGCTGTCGAACATGAAAGAGTAGCCAAGTATTGGGACAAGAAAGCGGAGGTAATTAATCTATCCATGCCGGAAAGTATAGACTATTACGAGCACAAGTTAGAGAAAGCCAAAGAATATCACGAAGGCTTGAAGTCCGGCAAATATCCACGTGAACATTCCTATTCTTTGACTTATGCGAAGAAGGCGGTTAATGATATGCAAAAGAATTATGACACAGCAAAAAGATTGTGGGGAGAACAAGAGGATTGAACCAGCCATTGAAAGGATAATAGAATATCTTTTCAATTACACTCCCAATTTTAAAAGAACCCGGTCAAAAATAGAACTCATGGAAAAGTTCTGGGAAAAGACCGGGATTTCCTCTAATAGGGCATTATGGGAATATATGGTGTTTCAAGGGTCAATGATAGAGAACAGCCGATATAAGGAAATGATGTTTGACCCCTATAATTTGATAGGACCAAAGGCGATAGAGAAATGGAATAAGAGGGGTAAATACCAGGTATTCATAGCCAATAAACGCCAGCGAGAAAGAGGATGGATAAGCCCGTTCAAGGAGGAGGAAGAAGGTTTGTCGGAAAGATACAGGGAGATGTTGAGGAAAAAGTATTGGAACAAGGAGAAGGGGTTTATACTTTGCAGCCAGTACGGAGGATGGTTATTCGACAAAAATAGATGCAAGGATTGTATATTTTATAAGGCTTGTGAAAAATGACATAATAAAATTTTATGTTGTGAGATAATATTATTATATTTGCACCATGAAAAAGACAGTGAAGGAAGAAGTAAGACCGTGTGTTTCTTGTAAGGAAAACCATTTTATATACGACCGTAACAGATGGTTATGCAAAGAATGCTACGACAATAGAAAGAAATTGAAACTGAATCGTGCTTCATTGAAGGAAGAGGAAAACAGGCTTAATGAAGTGTTTGCTAAAGTATGGGAGGAAAATCCGCATTATTGTTTCCATTGCGGAAAATGGCTGGGACTTGAAATGAAGCCTATTTTTTTCTCCCATATATTGAGCCGGGGAGCACACCCAGGTTTGCGCTGTGACCCGGAAAACATAGTTCTGGCATGTATGGAATGCCATCAGATATACGATTTCGGAGACAGAAAAAGTCTTAAGAATCAGATACCGGAAGAAAGGATAGAAAAACTTTTGGAGAAAGAGCATGGAAAAAGATGTTGATATATTGATAGGATGTGCGGAAGTGTTTAACGCTATAGGACTAAAAAGGGTATCCAGAATGATAGTGGATTATCTGGAGAACCCCAATAGTGATAAAGCGGAAATATTTCAGAAAGAGGTTGAGGTATGGAAAGAATACGAGGAACGTTCAAAAGGCAGAATGTTTGTGTTCAGTGACGGGGAACACGCCCTTATGAAGTATTTCATTATATCGTATGAAAAAGACTGGTATTCGGACGGGAACCCGGCTATAGTGATAAACAAGCTGGCAGATGAAAGCGCGTCATTCAAGGACAACCCTATAAAGAATTTATGGGTAGTGTATAAGAGTGAGGAAGACCGGGACAGGGATTTTGAAAGATTGTTGATGATAAAATAACGCGAGGTATGAATTATGGATTATCCTATAAAGGAAGTAAATCTCGTATCGCTAAATGGGTTGTTGAGGCGCTTCCTTCTGCCGATGTATGGATAGAACCTTTTGCAGGTGGATGTGCAGTCACTCATGCAGCTATTTTATCTGGGAAATACAAAAGGTTCGTCATAAATGATATGACAGACAGCGTAAAGTTTTTCGTTGATGCGGTAAACGGGAAGTTCAAGGATGAAAACCGATGGATAAGTAGGGAGGAATTTTTCAGATTAAAGAAAGACGATACGTATGTAAGATTATGTTTTTCTTTCGGCAACAATCAGAGAACCTATTGTTATAACGAACAAGTCGAACCATATAAGAAGGCTTTTCATTACGCAATCTGTTTTGGTGATTTTAGTTTGTTTGAAGATATGGGTATCTCTATTCCGGAAGATGTATTTAAAAGATGTTCTTCTGCTAAAGACAGAAGGTGTGCGATAAAGGATATTTTGGTGAAGCTTAATTATCCAGATAATTTGCAAAGACTGCAAAGTATGGAGCGATTGGAAAGACTTTGGAGTCTTTGCAAAGTCTAAAGGGAATGGGTGATATTGAGGTTTTCCAGGGTGATTACAGAGAGTTGGAAATACCGAAAGAAGAGAAATATGTAATATATTGTGACCCCACCCTATATAAATACCGAGGGGTATTTTACTAATTTCAATCATGAAGAATTTTATGACTGGGTGAAACAACAAAAGAATTGCTATATATCGGAATATTGGATGCCCGAAGATTTTGAGAGGGTTGACTATATATATAAAACTGTATCATTTTGTGGAAAGAACAAAAGCTATAACAAGCAAGAAGGTCTTTGGATTTGTAAAAATAATTTATTTTAGTTGGTATGGGAAAATTTTTAATAGAAGACGTAAACGCGAAAGGATTGCTTATCTGGATGAACGACAATTTCCGGAAGCAGAACGAGAAACGGTTTACCCGTAATGATGTGCAGGCATATATAATGAGAGGACATCTACCCGAATATCTGGGAGGAAACGAGATTGTGGTAACACCTAAAAAGCATTGTACAATTAAGATGTACAACGTATTGGAAAATGACAATAACCCGGTAGTGGAGGAAGAAGAAAATGAATGTATTGGTAGCATGTGAAGAAAGTCAGAGAGTTTGTGAGGCTTTTAGAAAACGAGGACATAACGCCTTTAGTTGTGACATTGTAGACTGTAGCGGTGGGCACCCCGAATGGCATTTCAAGCAGGATGTTTTGCAGGTTATTCCCAATTTCGGAGGAAAGCTGCAAAACGGTGAAGAGTATTATTTGCCGGAAGGCGAAGAATGGGATTTGATGGTTGCACACCCACCTTGTACTTATCTATGTGTGTCCGGTGCTGCATGGTATTATCACCCGGAAGATAAGGGGCTGCCGATAGAACAGAGAAGACCACATCCGAAATATCCAAACAGGGCGAAAGACCGAGAAGAAGCCGTTAATTTCTTTATGGAGCTATATAATTCGGGCGTAAAAAGAATTGCCATAGAGAACCCAGTAGGGATTATGAGTACAAGGTTCAGAAAGGCAGACCAAATCATAGAACCTTGGATGTTCGGGGATGAAGCAAGCAAGAAGACTTGTTTATGGCTTAAAAATCTGCCTAAACTCACTCCTACAAAGATTGTCGGGAAAGGTGAAGTGGTGGAAGGAAAGAATGGTTTTAGAATGCAGAAATGGTGTTGTGATACCTACGGACTGCCTAAAGAGGAAAGACAGAAGATAAGAAGCAAGACATTTCCGGGCATTGCGGAAGCGATAGCGGAACAATGGGGTAGTTTAAAATAAATTTTGGTAACGTGAAAACAAGTAGTAATTTCGTGATTGTCTATGACTTTGAAACCGGGGGATTGCCAAGCAAGGAGAAGCAGGCTTTTTTGGATATCCCTTTGGTAGAAATGGCTATGTCGTGCATAGACATGAAAAAGTTGGAAATAATAGACCGTGCAGAAATGATATTCCCGTATAACTACAAGGAAGGACTTGCAGGATATTCGGAGGAAGCAACGGCAGTACACGGCATAACAAAAGAAGTCCAAGAAGAGAATGCGGTGCCATTGAAAGAGATATACAGCACTTGCAAGAAATGGTTCGCCAAATACAAGAATCCACGCCAGATGTGTACGCTTGTAGGGCACAATATCGTAGGATTCGATAACCCGTTTCTGAAAAACTTCTTCGCCTACATGAACGATAATATAGACAATTACGTAAAATACTACATAGACACGATGCAGTTTGCACACATGGCGTCTTTGGAACAGATGGACTACAAGCTGGGTACATGCTGCCAGAATGCAGGCATAGACCTTGTGGAAGCGCACAGGGCACAACATGATGTGGATGCGAATGCAATGTTGTTTATTTCCTACGTGAAGAAGTTAAGGGGTGAAGGTGTGGAAACGGTGCAGAAGAAAGAGAGGAGATATAGAGAGGACTTTCAATTATGTTGACAGGTGACGGAAAAGGAATACTTACAAACAACCAGCTTACATATCTGTACAATGCAGTAGACAATATCATAGAGAGACTGCCGGAAAAGGCGCTTAACCAGTTGCTTGAAGGATATGGAAACGACGTTGATACCATGCTAAGGGAAATGGTTTATCAGTCGGAAAAGGCGCTGTATCTGGGACGTACTATGGATTCGGAAAGTTTATCCTATGTGGACAACGTGAAAGCCTCTATGGACAATACGCTTAAGATATTGTCTCTCAATTATTTTATAACAACCATGCTTCCCAAGTTCCGGTTAGGGTGGCGTAATATAGAGTGGTCCAATTTGACGCAATTATATCCGTGGAGTTGTTATCTATGCGCACGCGCGAGTGGCAAGTGTATGAGTGCTGATACATTGGTTGTAATGTATGATGGGTCTTTGAAGAAAATTCAAGACATAGAAGTTGGTGATAAAGTGATGGGTGTTGATTCAACACCGCGTACAGTGCTGCAATTACATAAAGGGATTGCGCCTATGTATAGGGTGGAACAGTCCAAAGGAATGACTTATGAAGTGAACGAAGGGCATTTGCTCTGTTGTTATTACAATGGTTATTTTATCGATGTAGAGGTAGACGCTGTATATAGACAACAAAAAGACATAAGAAAGTTGTTTCTTGGATATAAGGTCAAGGATATAGGAGAAAAAGAATCGGAATTCGATTATTCTTCATTGAAGATTGAACCTATTGGAGAGGGGAAATATTATGGTTTTGTGTGCGATGGAGACCATAAGTTTTTATTGGAGGATGGGACGGTTGTACATAACAGTTATCAATGGTCTTATGCCTTTATTCTGTGGCGTTTATGGTCCTACACAAGACCGACTGCATATAGACAAGACACGGTAGATAATGCCAACCGGAAAGAAACATGCTATATTACCAATACTTTTACATTAGCAAAGGTGCAGATAGCAAAAGTGACGGAAGAGATAGAGGCAAACGACTTGATAAAGGAAAAACTGAATCCTTATAATAAGGCTTCAATTGGTGAGACAGCCATAAAGACGGAAACGGGGAGTACGCTGCATGTACGCGGTAAGGATTCAATGATTCGTGGTTTGCACGTAGGGGCTTGCTTGTGTGACGATATGCCGGATGAAAGCTCCCTATATTCGGACGAACAAAGGGAGAAACTGAAAGAACTTTTGAAAGGTACAATAGAGCCGATTGTAGAACCATACGGTTATTTCCTTGTAACTGGTACACCCTATTCTTCTGCACCGAATGAATTGTACCAGATATTGAAGGCAGACAAGCGTTTCTATTGTTTTGAATATCCGATATTGTTTCCGGACGGTAGACCGTTAGCGCCGGACAGATACACGTTTGAACAGATATTGGCGAAAAAGGAAGAGCTTGGAACGATTGTGTTCAATCGTGAATACCTGGTTGTTCCTATCAGTGACACATCAACGATATTTCCGTATGAATATCTGATGCGTAGCGTTATAGGAATGGAAACGATACGTTTTGCGTCAAGTATAGACGATTTTCCTTTCAACCTTACAAGAGTACATATAGGTGTGGACTTTGCGGTTTCCGGTAATATTGGAGCGGACTATACAGTGTATTCGGTATGGGGCAAAGATGCGATGGATAACTACTATTTGTTGTACTATTACCGGAAGCGCGGTATGTCGCACAACGAACAGGTAGATAAGATTGTACAGCTTGACCGACTTTTCCACCCTAATAAGATACGGTGTGAGGCAAACGGTTTCCAGTCCATATTGTCCGGACTGGCAAAGGAAAGAGGGCTTAAGAATATAGAACCGTTCACGACAACGGAAGGAAACAAAAAGGACCTCTATACTGGATTGCCTTCTTTGTCTGCAATGTTTGAGAGAGGGCAGATAAAATGCCCTTATGCGATAGGAGAAACGAGGCAGGCGGTTGACTTGATGTTCGGTGAATTTTCTTCTATTACATTTAGAAGTGATAACGGGAAATTGGAGGCGGCAAGTGGTCACGATGACGTGGTAATGTCGTCGTTCATTTCCTTAAATAGCTTACGCGAAGACGATAAAGAAGTACAAGTAAGTGTAGAATTAATATAATGTTAATTATATGTTAAAAGCACATAAGCACTTGCGTATGTCATAACATAATCTTATCTTTGTAATGTGAGAAAGAGATAAACGAAGTCAAACAAATAAAAAGATAAGAAAATGGAAAACGATGTTAAGGTTCTCAAAGAGTTATACAAGTTCATTTGTGTTAGTGAAGGTATTAAGGCAATTGCCTTGAAGTTCTGTAAAGTTGGAAAGGGTGGAGCTTGCTGTTCATATGTGGCTAACAAACCGAAATCAATCTCTATTGACTTGAATAGAATTAATGTCGGTTCCGCCTACGCTTTGTGCCACGAAGTAGCACACCAGATATGTATCGCTAATGAAGGCAATGCAACGCATAACGCAAAGTTTAAAAAGATGGAAAAGGAATTGGTTAAGAAGTACGCTAATTGCGCTATTGCAAGAAATTTGATTTGGTAACGAAGGGAGGACAAAGTTATGATTACTGATAGAAAGAAAGCCCCGGCATGTTTAAGATACAATGTCAGTAACAATTCTGGTTCAATAAATAAGAATTTCGAGAAAAATCAGCAACAAGAAGCGTATGATTTTGCTTATTCAATGAATGAGACAGCAATAATACAAGGATATATTTTTGTAAAGCAAAAAGGGCAATGGGTGAGAAATACTATTTTTATGGACCATGTTTTTAGATAAGGAGGATAAGGTTATGAAAAAGGATTTGATAAGAACAGCTTTAGGATTTAGATGTTTTCTAATTATTGAGGAAATAGAGGTAACAGACCCTAAAGATAGAAAAGAATGTAAGATGTTCGAGGAATTTAACTATTTTACCACTATCAAGAAAATAGCGTTGAAGTATACCGATAACAAGCTGTTCCACGAGATAACAAACCGATTGATTGAACTTGACAAGGTGGATTTGACAGAAGAAGAACATGCAGAAAGACAATCACTAATTACTCTATCACAATATTTTAGGGTGAAGTTTTGATTTAACTAATTAATGATGTATATTTGTAACGTATATAACATTTTGTGATTATGGAGGATAAGATAATTAAAATTAAAGGGCATGAATATAAGATGTCCTTCCCTACAGTAGGACAATATTACGAGATTGAAACGCAGAAGCAGTTTTTAGGTCGTGGATATTACAATACCTTGCTGGGTAACAGAACGCAGGCTGCGGCTGATGCTTTGGATATGATAGATATTGAAGCGACGCTTACAGTGATGTTGCCGGACTTGCTGGCAGATATGAAGGTAACTTCTTTCAAACAGCTTGGTATCAAGGACTACGTGGAGGTAAGGGATATTTACAATAAGGAGGTTTTGCCTTTTATTAAGGAAGTTGAAAAAATGATGAACCCCAACCGATAAAAAGGATTCAAGCGAGAATCACTATAGTTTGAATGTTTAGTTATTCAGAGGAGTGTGGGGGTATAGTCTGTTATGGGTTATACCCCCACTTTTGATTGATTTTGTATGATGGAGCGAGATAAAAAGGAAGATTTCAGAACGTTTGTAGTCAGATGGAATAACAAGTTTCCGCTTGACAGATGGTATAGAAAGAAACATAACATTGCTTTCATGTCCGAGGAACACAAGAAATGTTCTTTTTTTCAACAACTTTTCGAGTTCGAGGAAGACCGGATGTTCAAGCAGGCTTTGGAGGACGAGGAAAAGAAAGTTGAATACGTTCCGAATATCGGTGAATGGCTGAAAGATTCCTATGACGAAATGGTGGACCAGGAAACCGATACCAAGGAGATAACGCAAAGTCAGATTGAAGCCTTCCGCGAAGAAATGGCGCGGATGGCCGAATACGAGGAAAGCCAAAAGGATAAGGAATAATGGCAGAGGATAAGAGGATTAGGATAGCGGCCGATACCACACCGCTAAGACAGTTGAGAGAAGAAGCGGTTTCTTTGTACCGCGAGATAAATCAGACTTCCATGCAGAGCGCACAGGAAGCCGAGAAAAGCATTTCACAGCTACGGGAACAACTTGCATTGATGGAGGACCGTAACGAGCTGGAAAGGCTGTTGCTTGACCTTAAAAGACAGTCTGCCGCCATTGATGCAACCACAATGCAAAAACCGTCTCCTATGCCGGAAAGACCGATAAGGAGACAGCCGCCTACAGAAGAACTTCCAAGACCGGAACAACCTACTATAGACCCCGAAACAGGGTCTATTACATGGGACGTATCGCCAAGAAGAAAAGAGGAAACCGTACAGCCGGAACCAAGACGGAAAGGGCAAAGACCGGAAATGGAAACGGATGTAGAAGAACCTTTGCCTATAGAAGAACCGGAAGAAAGACCAGCGCCCAGAAGAAGGAGAAGAAAAGTCCAGGAACCCATACCGGACGTGGAACCTATCATAGATGAGGAAACTGGTTCTATGACCTGGTATTTGACACGGAAACCGCAAAGGGAAAGAGTTACCCCTATAGAAAGAGGTGTAGAAAGAGAAGAACCGACA